TGCTACTCCCTTTGCCGCTGTAACTGCGTCCTTAGGCTTTGCACCGGCTGCCACAGGCATTGTGGCAGGAGCCGCCATCTTTCCACCAATACCAAACTGCTTCGTGCGGTTAGCCATCAGCTGAGTGATATTGTTGTACATCCCCTTAATGGTAATCGGTTGCTTACCCGGATAGAAGATATTCGGGTTAGCACTTGCTTCCTTCGGGAACAGATTTGCGGCTATGGTATCGGGATCGGCCTTGAGTAGCTTGGTAGCACCGCCTGTACCCATGAAGTGAGCCAGATAAAGGTCCGTTTGTGTCGGAGCTCTACCCACGGCTTTGCTGATGATCTGAGCATTGTTCTTCAGATACTCAGCACCCATGAGCGCATTAGCACGAGGATCGAATTGATTAGTCCCAGGTGCGATACCGTACTTAGGACCATACTTTTTGATCATCATGTTCCAGGTGCTGTCGATGAACTGGAACAGACCTGATGCGGAACCACCCTTTGCATGAGCACTCGGATTAAAGCCAGACTCAATAGCTGCAAATGTAGCCAGCAGGTTAGGATCAACCCCGACCATCTTCGCAACTTCATCGAGCATGGGCTTCATTGCCGCATACCCAGCAGCACCCTTAGGACTAGCGATGCCGTCAACCTTACCACCAGTGCCCGTCATCCCGACGTTAGCTGTGGCAGCACCTTCACCCACCTGAGAACGATCTCCAAAACCAAAGACGTTCTTGACATCATGCCAGAGTTGCCCAGCTGTATGCTCGATAGCTCCCATGAAACCACGACTTGGCGTGTTGTTTGCCATAGCTGCAGCATCAGCGGCACCTTGAGCCACAGTCCAAGGACCCTTCACCAGTGAACCATTCTTCTGTGCCTGACGGATGTTCTCGTCAGTACGGCGATCGACCATGGTGGTCTTCTCGCTTGCAGTGGTTGGCTTGACAGTACTTCTCATCATGATCAGAGTACGCTGCACACTTTGAGACGATGTGTTGAGCGTGTAATCCGGCCATGGTGAAGTCGTGATTGTCCAAACACTGACTCCATTGCTATCCTTCGCAGTTTGCAAAGCAGTTGCAACATTCAGTGCTTGCTCATCTGTCAGAGCCCGCATCGTTTTCACTGGTGTGTTCTTACCAGTGATCACTTTGATACCACTTGCAAGAGTGGTGAATACCGGGATAAACCGGTGAGTCAACCACGTCATGAAGTTAGTGCCCTCTTCTGTGTTAAGCGAAGGAACACCAAAAGCCCCACCACACTTAGCCACAAGAGCCGGAACATCACCAGACCAGTTAGCAGTCTTGTCGCTCGTAAAAGTCAGTCCGTCTTCTGCTGCCTCTTCGAGCTTCATGATTGCCCTGACCTTAGCAAGATCCAGGTTTACGAGGCCGTAGGTCTTCATACGCACAGAATCGAGCGATGTCAGGCTGACCTTACCATTTTCAAACCCAACACCTGCTCCACTGATACCAACCTTACCAGCGCTCTTAGCAACATCTTTAAGACTGTTACCAGGTACGTCAGTGAGATTGTTAACACCGTTGACTAAGTTCTGACCGTCGGTCTTGCCGCCGCCCTGCGCAGCATTCACAGCCGCTCCTGCGGCAACAGCAGCCACAACAGCAGGCTTACCATTCTTACCAGTATCCCCGATGCTCTTCGTAGCAATAGCGATGGCGTTATCCACTTCTGCTGCATTGGAGCTCAGATTCTCTCCATCAGCAAAGGGAGACTTAGTCCAACCGAATATGCCAGGAATAGACTTCACTGCATTGAGGTACTTGGTCTTCTGGTCAGGATCGAGGTCGTCGTCGAGTGTGTCGAGATTGGCTTTGGGATTGACTGCGTAGAGGGATTCCATATGCTGAGCAAAGACAGGTTTGAACCTGACAGCAAACCACTCATGGAACCTTTGCACATCAGCAGGCTTTGTCGGGTCAATGCTAAATGCCTTCAAGATATCCTTGGCTGGGATATCCTTGGTGGAATAGGAAAGCCTCCCATTAACCATCTTTGCATTGTCTCGAACGATCTTTTCAAGAGTCAGGAGCTTCTTGACCTTGTCTTCTTCAGTAGGCAGAACACCGTACTGAGCCATGCGCACCATACCGATCTTACCAGGCAGACGCTGACCAAAGAAGAAGTTAGACAAGGAAGCTTTCTCACCGAAGAAGTCCGATGCTTTGAACTTCATGGTATCCCAATTCTTGTAGAGACCGTAGGCACCACCTGCTGCCCCGCCCACCAAACCACCGATCATGGTACTGAGAATAGGTACAGGAATAAACGATGCAACTACAGCACCTGTACTAGCACCTGTAGCAATATCACCAGCAATATCCAATCCTGCCCCTGTGCGGTTCTCATGCCCGACCTTATCCCCTGCATAGTCGAGACCCAGGCCGGCAATAGCGCCAGGGGTGACAGCCTTGAGCGTTTTGCCAAACCTCAAAGCCTTAGACCCAACAGCAGCAGCTTCTCCGGCTTCAGCGGCACCAGCACCAGCAGCGGCTGCGCCACCTTTACCGAACCAACCAGCCATCTTGCCCCAGCCACTCTTGGTCATGTCTTTGGCACCTTCCCAAAGACCTTTGCCTGGCATCTTACCCTTAACTGCTTCAGCTGCTTTACCACCCCAGCCCTTGACTGCTTCGAGCCCAGTACCGATCTTGCCCTTACCCGCAGCAAGAAGTCCTGCACCCTTACCACCAACTGCACGAAGACCCTTCATGGCAGATGGTGAAAAGCCTTCAAGAACTTGACCACCCAGAGCAGCACCCTTGCCAATCAAACCACGACCAGCACCGAGCCACCTACCCAGACGAGTCTTTCCAGCAATAGCCGCACCTGCTTCAGCAGCTTTGCCTGCTCCGCCCATACCCTTGATCATTTTGTAATCAGAGTAGGCATTCAGAGCATCCAGACTCCTATCCAGCCAACTGCTACCGCCCTTGCCTTCTTCTTCGCCATCCTTACCCTTACCACCCTTCTTACCAAAGAGACCACCCAGAGCACCCAGGATTCCAGCACCACCAGCCTTTAGTAGCTTAGCCAGCGGATTACCAGAGACACCCTCCTTGATCTTCTCAAGAGCGGACTTCTTTTCTTCAGAACGAGCTGCGTCCTCTTTCTCACGCTCTTCCCAAGATCCCTTACGAATACGCTTGGGCTTAGGCAGACGCTCTCTCAAGAGATCAAGAATAGCTTCTAGGGTAGTGCGGATCTTCTTACCGCCTGCAATCTCAAGACCGTCAGCGCCAAAGATACCTTTCTTGATACCACCGAAAAGACCCTTGGTCATCTCCCAGCCTCTACCAACTAGGCCAGTCGTGATATCCCAGGCTTTCTTGACTTTGCCAACAACAAAATCCTTGGCTTTCATCAGACGGGACTTGAAAGGTTTTCCGTCAACATCGTGGATGCCTTGGGCAATGTCGGCTTCTGTCAGAACAATTTCATTCTGAGCATTACGAACTGCTCCATCGATGTCGTGTCCTCGGCGAATGACTTTACCTGTGTTGACTGAGAAGTAGCCTTTACCACGCATGACGATAGCAGTCAAGCGAGGCAGCTTCTCCCCCTTCACATAGACATCCTCACCACGACTGAGTTTATCCTGAAGGAAGGCATGTCCCATCTTGCCGTACTTCCACATGGCAGAGTACAAGGATCTGGTTCCATTGAGACCCATGTCCAGAGCACCCTTAGCAAGACTGGCGATGCTTTGGATAGCTCGAGTGATGCGCATCTTGGCTTTAGGTACATAAGCTTTCTTGAAGTCCTCAAGAGTCATCACGATGTTGCCGGCTTTATCTTTGATATCGCCTTTGATGTCCTCGAGCTTCGTGATCACTTCACCAGTTTTGGCATCGAGGTACTCACCGGCTTCCAACTTCCAGGCAAGAAGACGAGGTTTGAGATCGCCCTTAACCCAAATGTCGGCAGCCTCATACTTGCTGGTGAGATAGTTCTTTGCCCAACCAAGACCACCCAATACCTTACCTGCTCCCCAACCTGTACCTTTAAACACACCGCGGGTGAGTTTCATCCCGAGTTTCAAAGATCCAGTGACGAGCTTACGCGCACCAGAGAATGCTCCCTTAATACCACTGGAGAGCAACCCGCCAATGCTGCGCTGGAAGAAGCCGAGTTTCTCAGCTTGCTTCGGATCTCCATTACCGCCCGTGAAGGAGAGCTCCGGCAGGATAGAACCGATAGACACTACTGCTTCGAGTATCTTGTCAGTTGTCTCAGATGTGTTCGCTTCCTTGATCGCTTCAATCATGCGCTCTTGGTTGTTAATGACATCCTTATTCCAGCCCTTCGGTGTGCTGATATCCTCACCGTCCGGATCTCCAAACATACCGCGCTTACCACGACGACGCCTGTTGATGTTCTTGGCATTGGTCTGGGTAGTGTGATCAGTATGGATTTGGTTCATCAAAGACTGTTGGGTAGTGGTAGGCTTGACAGGACCATTGGGCTTTTGACCCAGGTTAGGCATCTTGCCACCCATGTACTCTTCCATGAGTTTGTTGTTCACATACCCTTGGTCATCGATGATCCCTAGTTCTTGCAGCTGCTGATAGTTACCAGCATTCACATAGTCCTGCATCCTGCCATTGATCCCACTGAATGCAGACCCCAGCTCGTTGTACTTGCTCGCGAACTGTCTACGAAGAGTAGCGGACTCAACTGTGCCCGCCATCTTGCCTTCATCATCGATCTTGAAAGCATCTTTGAACAGACGTGAGAACTTCTTGGCGTGCTTTGCAGCATCACCAGTATAGTGACTAGTCCTGGCCAACTGGGTAGGATCGGCTGTGACTCCATTGATGTTGTTCGTGATCAGATGCTTACTCAAAGCAGCACGCTCATGTCTCTTGAGCTTCTTCTTTGGGTCGATCATGTCGATCAGTGCATCAGAATCACGATCAGTGCGCTCACGGTCATCCTTACGGATTAGGTCACCGAATACCTTAGCCTTGAATGTCGTGTGTTCAGAGAACTTATTAGCGCTGTGGTCATATACCAGAGCTTCAGTGGAAGCATCCCCTGTACGAATGATCTTCAGCTCTTGATGGATACGAGAGAGAAAACCAGGGATGATCTCGGTGATGGACTTGTTGGCACCATTGTTGAAGGCTACCGGTTCTCTCAGTCCTCGCATGTTGTCAGATGTCACCGACATGCTGTTTCTGAGAGAAGGAACCAGATCCTTGATGCCTCGAACAAAGCCTCCGATGATCGGGATGTTGTCCCATTTATCAGAGTTAGCAAAGTCTTTAAGAAGTTGCTCTTTATTCTCCATTCCATAACCGAGATTCTGGGCACCCTTACGAACAGCAGTATCGAGTTTCTTATTCTTCCCGATTGCCTTGGATGCCTTATCTCCCAGCCAGTTACCGAGCTTCTGAACCATACTGCCACCGACAATACTACCGCCGATCTGGTTATAGGACATATCCATGCCCATTTCCTTGGACGACTCCATCATGTCGTTCATGGATTCAGCAGCTTCAAGTGCGGTGGTGAAGGAATCAGTGAAGTCCCTCATCTTGGACTGAACAGTACCTGCCAGGTTCTTCTTGAAGTTCGAAGCAAACTCACCACGCTTTCCCAACACACTATCGAGTGCACCGCCCACAAAACGATTCCGAATCTGTTCCTTGAAGGACTCAGACTTCTTCATCTTCTGGATTTCAGGCAGTGCCGTGTTGTGTGTGATGGCTTCCAGGTTCGTTGTAGCTGTGACAGAAACCTTCTTGAGTTCTTCAAGAGTGTCCTGAGCCACGAAGTAGTGACGATACTGGATCTCCAGCATCTGACGCTGGTATCGGGCAGTAACTCTATCCTGATACGTAGCCAGACGAAGGGTGTTCATCCGGATAGCATCGAGCTGGCTCATGTTGTCATTGTGACGCGTCGTTGTCAACGCGTCCTGCAACATGGATTTAGCCCCGGTCTGAGCATCCTTCTCCTGTTGATCTTCAGCCTGCTGTTGGAACAGGCTAGCCATCATCATTTGTAGACCAGACTCTCGCTGATCACCCTGAGCACCTACACCAGTAGACTCAGGCTTGGACCAGGCTTCGAGTTTGTCAGCCATTCCCTTAGGAATCTTGCCGCGCATACTCGGCACCAGCTTTTGGATGGTGCGCTTGGTCTGATTGATAGCGGGTTTGGCAATCTTTGCAGCATCGGCAAAGGTATCCTTTATGGTTCCCACAGAGTCTTCTGCGAAATCCATCGCCTTGCCATATTCTTTGGGTAGCGCCTTCTTGACGACCCGTTTGAAGAAGTTCGCTGACAGCGCTTCATCCTTCATGCCTTCAATCATGCCGCGACCTACATCTTGGATAGCGGCACGACCACCTTTTACCTTAGGAGCTTTATCGGCACTGATCTTATCAAAATCAAAATCAAAATCATTGCCGAAGTCAAGATCCTTATCATCAAAATCAAAATCTCCGCCCTTCGATTTACTTTTGGACATGGAGCACCCCTATGTCAAATCTGAATATTCCGTTCAATGTCGAGCTGCTTGATCCTACACCAGACGACTTGAGGGGACTAAAACCTATTCGTGTTTCCGATATCTACCAAGGTGGTAGTGGAACTAACTTCCATGAAGATGGATTGTTTTCTACTTCCATTTTTGGTCGTGTGGGAGACAAGGTCCGTAACAGGCGCTTCTCCTACATCGACATCAAAGTCAAGATCTTTCACCCGATCATCTACAAGTGCTTTGAGCGTCTGCGCGGCTTTTATGCGGACATTATCACCGGCAAAGAGTTTGCAATCTGGAATCCTGCCATTACCGATTTCGAAAGAGCAACAGCTCTCAATGGCATGACTGGATTCAACTTCTTTGTTGAGCACTGGCGTGAGATCAAATTCCAAAGAAACAAAAGCGATATCCGCAACCAGATGATTTCGCTACTTGAAAAGTATGCTGATGACGCGATGATCGATAAGATCATTGTGATCCCAGCTGGTATTCGAGATGTGGAGATCACTCGTGGAGGTCGTACTGAAGAGCATGAGATCAATCCGCTCTACAGAAAGCTGATCAATGTCTCATCCATCATCACAGAAGCCGCTATTCGGAACAACCCTGAGATCATCGATAGATCACGTCTGACTCTGCAATTGACATTCAATCAGATCTACGAGATGCTCGAAAACATGGTCAACGGTAAGCACAAGTTGATCCTGGGTAAGTGGGCTACGAGACGTATCTTCAATACAACGCGTAACGTGGCTTCCAGTATGGATACCACTGCTCGAGAACTGGGTGCTCCTGAGAATGTGCGCTTTAACAATACCGTCATTGGTCTGTACCAAGCCCTGAGGGCCTTCCTACCGAAGACGGTTTACATGGTGCGAAATAAGTACGTCTCCAAGATCTTCGTAACAAAAGACCAACCTGTCAATCTGGTCAACACAAAGACTCTCAAGTCTGAGCCAGTTAAGGTACGTGTCGAAGTCTTCGATGCCTGGACAAGTAACACCGGCATGGAACAGCTCTTCAACATCTACGAGAATGAAGACATCCGTCACAGACCCGTGATGATCAACAGCCATTACCTGGCGCTGATCTATAAAGGTAAGGATGGAACTTTCAAGGTCATCAACGACATCGACGATGTTCCTCCTGAGCTGGACAAAACACTGGTTGAGCCTATTACGTATACGGAACTCTTCTACTGCTCTATTTATCAGCAGACGAACAAGTTCCCGTTCTATGTGACTCGGTATCCGATTACGGGTATTGGTAGTATCTATCCGTCTTTGGTCTATCTCAAGCCGACAAACCGCTCTGAGGTCAGGCAAGAGCTCAGTGATTCGTGGGAGCCTATGGGTGAAGAATTTACAGCCCTGGCATTTCCTACGAAGTCTTCCTTTGTGAATACACAGATTCCGCACTCCAGTAAGCTCACTGGCCTGGGTGCTGACTTCGATGGAGACACCCTGTCTGGTTCTGGCGGCTATGCTGACGACACTATTGAAGAAGCTCACGAGTTTCTTCATAAGCGCAAAGCGTACATCGGAACCGACGGTCACTTTATCGCATCTGTGAGCAATGACACCACCAACTTCGTATTCCGTAATATGACTCGGGGTTAAAAATGCTTTACTACCCGTACTTCTTCAAGAAGTATGGTATTCGAGTGCCAGGCATGCTGAACAAGCCTGTCATGGCCCCGATTACCGAATTGGAATTGCCTCGCAATGCATTGTTGCATTTCAGGCAAGGAACTGTGGATCAAACTGGTCCGAGTCCCAATGATTCTCTTTTTGCCAACATCACCAAGCCTATTTGGGTGAAGCACGTCGTCGAGCTGCACTCGCTTGAAGGAAAGCCCAGAAGGCTGGGTGTATCTGTGGATGCAATGATTCGTAAGTTCCACATGACGAATCGTCGTTTCAAACTGCTCAAGGAAGTGGAGGCTGTTAAGGATCAGCTCTCACTGGCTGTGCTCAACTATGCCCTGATCGACAACATCTACCGATACCAGCGTACCCAGTACACCGATTACTATCGGTGGCAGAACCTGGAATCCTTGGTGTGGGAGAATGTAGCCAGAGCAGCTGAGCTTACCGATCGTGATCAGTATGTCTTTATCGACATACCGACAGTGTTGCCTTCTGCCTCTATCCTGAAAATGGGTGAGAGTCTGTCTCTGACCACCAAACTCATTAAGCTCTTCCCGAATGATTCTTCGAGGTTCTTGCTCGAACTCTGGAAGTGGTTGGGTGAGAATCGCTCAGCATCCATGCTCTCGAAGATTCCTGAGGATAAACTGAACCGTGTCAACCTGGTTTATGTGGATACGGGTAAGTGGTTTGTCGTCAACTTGGGGGTCATGAACGGATGGCGGTGTCACACCAAGGAAGAGATCGAGAAAGACGCAGAGCTCTCTGAGAAAGGTACGTCGCCTATTCAGCTGCAAAAGTACTATCTGCGGATGATGGCTGTGGCGATGTCTTTCAGATCAGGGGGTGGTAATAGCGCCGACATCCTCAATGAAGAAGGGGTGCCTGAAACTCCTGGAGACGACGAAGAGCAGATCTCCGACGACCATTCCAAGTTGCTGGTCATTGGTGCTACGCCTTCAGCCTTTGGTGGTAAGACGACCAAGGAAGGCCCGCTACCTGCTCAAGCTCGCCCTGGTAGTGTCAACAATCCTGAATCAGTCGTGGATGAGTTGCAATTGCCCTCCATGGCTGAAGTGGACAAGGATCTGGCTCAACTCGAGAAGATCAGTCAGCGAATTGAACTGGCCAAGTCGCAAGAAGCTGAAGCTATTGACCTCTATGATCGTGCTTTCAAACAAGATCTGGAGCAAGGGGTCAGAAGCTATTGCGACAGCCTCGCTGAGATAGGACGTGTCTCTGCTGCCGAGTACAAACGATACATCGCTCTGTCGAGGACGTACAAGACACTCAAGTCTCCTGACGGTAAGACCACTCTGGACAAGTATGTTCAAGTCAGCACTGAAGAGTTGGCAATGCCTGAATCCAAACAGGTGCCGGACATTCCTCAGGTCGCTGATAAGACCATGCTCAAGAGCAGTCTGCTTGAGTTCGATAGCAAGTACATTGAAAACACGATGGGTCGGGACATCGCTGCATCTGTCCTGAACTTCCAGAATGCCGGCATTGCCGTGACCAACTATGAAGTCGAGCACGTTGAGACGATCATGGGTAAGCACGATAATTACAGCGTTCAGTTTGTGCCAGTCAATGGAAAGCCTTCGACGGTCTGCTTCACCTTGCCGAGTGTGGATGAGAACGGGGTCTTTGAAGTCAATGGTTCGAAGTACCGTATGCGTAAGCAAATCGGAGATCTGCCTATTCACAAGGTAGGTCCTAACCGTGTGGCTCTCACAAGCTACTATGGAAAAGTGTTTGTTTGTCGCAGTGAGAAACGAGTCAACGATTATGGGGCTTGGTTGAGAAACCGTGTGGCTGAGACTGCATTGATGGAAGATTCGCCTATCAGTGAATTCAATGCCGGTAACGTTTTCGACCATCTCTTCGAAGCACCCAAGCTTTACACGACTTTGTCGATGGGGTACATCAGCTTCCAACTCGCAGGCTTTCAGTTCGTCTTTGACCACGTCAAACGCGAACAGATGATCGATAAGAGCTTGCGGGATATGTACGAGGCTGATGGTTCCATTGTTGCTGCGGTAGAGGTTGGCAAGAAAGCAGGTGCTCAGCCCAAGGTGATCGTGCTCGATAAGTTCAGCAACATCCTCCTCGGTGAGAAGGGAGTCTTGTCTCCTTTCAAGTCGTTTGAAGAAATGCTGGGTGTGGAGTCTGCCAAGGCTCCTGTCGACTGCGCTACCATGAAAGTGTTGGGTCGCGATATTCCGGTGGGCATCATCCTGGCTTATCAGCTCGGTCTTGAAAAGCTGATCGCGTCTTTGAAGATTGAAGTGCGTCGTGTGGAAGCTGGTAAGCAAGTCAAACTGCTGCCTTCTGAATACGGCATTACCTTCGAAGATGAGACTCTGGTATTCGACCGTGATGACAAGATTGCGAGTTTGATCCTGGGTGGATTCAGGGAGTACAAAGACGCTATCAGGCTCTACAGCGTCTATGAATTCAACCAACCTCACGTGTATCTTAACGTGCTGGAAGCTTACAAGTTGAGCAATCGCCATCTCAAGGAGATCCAGCTCATCAATGAACTGTTCATCGACCCAATCACTCGTGAGCTGCTCATGGAGCTCAACGAACCTACCACGTTCCGTGGGATCTTGATGCGGGCTGTTGAGCTGCTGCAAACGGATTATCACCCTGAGGAGATCGATCCTGCATACATGCGTAAGAAAGGGTATGAACGGTTCGCTGGTGCTGTCTATTCGGAGATTGTGAAGGCTGTTCGCATGCAGCGTTCTCGTCTGGACAATACCAAGCCGCCTATTGAACTCAATCCGATGGCTGTCTTGATGAACATCACTCAAGACCCTAGCAAGATCTTGCTCTCTGAGATCAATCCTATTCAGAACCTGAAGGAAATAGAAGCTGTTACCTTCGGTGGAGTAGGTGGTCGTACTTCAAGGAGCATGACCAAGCACACTCGTGCCTACCACAAGAATGACATGGGTGTGATCTCTGAAGCTACGGTCGACTCGGGTGATGTGGGTATCAACGTATTCACCAGTGCTGACCCTCAGTTCTCATCTCAGCGAGGACTGTCAAGAGGATACGAAATCGGTAAGACCGGAGCTACGGCTCTATTGTCTACCAGCGCATTGTTAGCCCCAGGGGCTTTGAATGATGATCCCAAGCGCGTAGGGTTTATCTCAATCCAGAACTCTCACTCCATGGCATGTGTGGGTGCAAGAGCTCCGATGGTCAGAACTGGTTATGAGTATGTGATGGCACACCGCACTGGTCCTATGTTCGCCACTACTGCGAAAAAGGCCGGTAAGGTGGTTTCGGTATCTGACACTGGCATCATAATTGAATATGATGACGGTAAGAAAGTCGGTATCGAACTCGGTCGTAGATTTGGTAAAGCACAGGGCTTGACTGTCCCTCATGAATTGACGACCGACATGCGAGTTGGTCAGAAGTTCAAAGAGGGAGCAATCATCTCCTACAACAAGGGTTTCTTTGAACGCGATACGTTTAACAAGGATCAAGCAGTCTTCAAGATTGGTTTCTACTCCAAGGTAGCGCTACTTGAAGATGTGCGTACTCTTGAAGACTCCTCTGCCGTCTCATCAAGAGTGGCTGAGAAGTTGAAGACGACTGTTGCGTACACACGAGACATCATTGTTGGATTCAAGGACAGCATTCACAAGCTGGTTAAAGTAGGAGATGAGCTCGAGTCTGACTCTATCCTATGTGTCATTGAGGATGAGGTCAGTGCCAGAAATGGTGGATTCTCCGATGAAGCAATGACGTCGCTGCAGTATCTGAGTGCTCAGGTGCCTCGCGCTAAACACACCGGTCACGTGGAGAGAGTCGAGGTGTATTACAATGGCGAGAAGGAGGATATGTCTGCTTCCTTGCGAACCATTACGAATGCCTCGGACAAGATGCTGACACAGCGTAACAAGTCTGTGGATGGGGCCGCCTTGGATGGGGGCGTTGACGATAGCTTCAGAGTAGAAGGAGATCCGTTGCCTGCAGATGCTGCTTGTATTCGGATCTACATGACACACGAACAGCCTGCTGGTATTGGCGACAAAGTAGTCTTCGCTAACCAGAACAAGTCCGTGATCTCTGATGTGTTCGAAAACGAAATTGTCAGTGAAACAGGTGTGAAGGTTGACGCCTTGTTCAGCGGTAAGAGTATCTATAACCGCATCGTGACAAGCCCGTACATCATCGGAACTACTGCTACCCTTTTGAAAGAAATCGCAAAGAAGGCAGTCGCAGCCTATAACAACGTCAAGTAAAGGAGGCGGGCCAGTAAATAGCTGGCCCGCATTGCTGTATGAACACTGAAGAAAAGCTTAAAAACACTCTCTCGACAGTGGCAAATGCTGCCGAGCTGACTGCGCAGGTGACGTTGGCCACTGTGGGTAACGATGTGGCTGACTCTCTGGGTGGCGAGGCACTGACTCGTCAATCGATCTACAATCTGGCTGTTTCGAACTTCACTGCTCGACTGGCCAATTCGCTCAAGGCATGAAAGGAGCTGCAAAGTGCTTACCAATGAAGCCGTAACAGCGGCATTCCCCCTCGCCCAGGCAGTGGTTGCAAAGAATCTGTCTCTGACGGCAGTCGATCCCTCGCCTATGAATCAGCTGGTCAATCACACGACCGGTCTGTTTGTCAGCAAGGATGTCGGCGGTCAGTTCGCCATGTCGTTCAGTGAAGGCACTGAACAAGTCCACAGTTCCGCCAGCGGGATGATCGTCAAGTCCCACGACATGATCGTCGATGAACTCGTTCCGGAACTGGCCAAGGCTGTCTCCAACCACATCTCGTATGCGAAGAATGTGGTGGCTCCTGCCGTGGAACAATTCGTCACTCAGGTCGATGAAGTGATGAGAACCATTCCTCGCGATGAGACCATGAGTTTCTCCGTCGTGAGCTGGAATCCTCCGCAACCGCTGCTGCACCCCACGTTCGAAACACTGCTCGAGAAGTTCCAGTCGGTCGCCATCAATCCGGCTTATCGCCTGCCGTTCGTCATGGGCGCTGTGGAGCCTGAGACTCTGGCAGCTCGAGTGAAGACCGGTAACTCCGATCTCGATATCTCGATCTCGGTCTGGCTGGCTGGCAAAGGTGAAAAGTTTCTTGATACGGTCTACTATAGCGTGTTCGGAAACGAATACACCGATCGCATCCAGAACTTCATCGGTCAGCGAGCATCTTTTTCCGGCAGTGTGACGTCGAAGCTCGATGAACTGTTGGCGATCTTCCTGCTCTCCAATGGTTTCATCGACAATCCTCCGGATGGTACGCCTCTGACGCTTTCCAACTACAACATGGAAATGCGCACGCTCAACGAACTGGCTGGGGCAATGCTCTTCAATGAACTCAAAATCATTGAAGCGAATGCCACCACCAAGCCGATCGTGGTTCGTTTCATCGACCGCACAGCTCGTGAGATTGTTGTCAACAAGGATGTCTACGATCAGTTCCTGGAACAAGGCGGTGATGCTGATGCAGTACTCGGCTCACTGCTGGCCAAGATGCCTGTCTTTACGCTCGAAGAATTCCTGAGCAAGAAAGGCGAGCTGTCTGGTCTCTGGAACAAGCATGTGGCCATGGCCAGTGTGTCGGACAACAAGTACAAGTTCGCAAAGACCAAGGCTGCAATGCACTCGGTGTTTGGTCGGATGATTGCTGCCGACCAACTCGATCTGGAAATCCCTCGTGCTCTGATCTTCGAGAAGTTCTCGGATGAGCTCGATCGGATCAATGAGCGAGAGCTGGTTGATCCTTATGGTGTGGCACTGCGTCTTCTGGGACGGTCCAGGTACTATCGGACCGATGCCGAAAAGCTGCTGAGCCGAATCGACGCGCTCTCGAAAGAGAACCCGAAACTCGATCCTCGTGAAGTCTCGACCATTGCTGAAATCGAATACATCAGTGACTGGTGTTTCGATCAGATGCGACTCGCATAACTTCACAGACACTCTGGTAGCTCTAGCTACCAGAGTGTCTTTATTCACGGAAAAAAGAAAATGGATATCACTCGTTTTGTTCGTAGTCCGGAAGCCGTTAAGAGTTCTTTGAAGAAGGTGGGCAATAGTCTCTTTGCCACGAAACCCACAAAGATCTACATTCCGGCGCGGTTCCGTGAACGCAACATGGCTTTCGTAGGTGTGGAGACATACATCGTCGGTATCTTCGCTATCGTGATTGACGATACCTTGATGGCTACAAATATCGTCAACTCGATGATTCAGATTGAACCCACGAGCTTCAAGATTGTGACGGTTGATGATTCTGACTATTACGAATTCTTTTTCGAGCCTGGTGCTAAGGTGGTTGTCAATACCAACTTAGTTCGTCGTGACACTTTGGTTTATCAGATCTACAACGAAGTCATTTCGAAAGGTCGAGTACCTTGGTACATGAACTATCTGGATCTGGCTAGGTTGTTCGACACGGCTCGTAAGTATGCAAATGCAAACGTGGGTGCTCAGCGAGAAGTGACTGAACTCATTGTCTCTTTGATCTCTCGTGACAGACGAGATAGGTCGAAGTACTATCGGACAGTGGTAGCGGACTTGAGGGATGTGTATACGAAGCCTCCCGCATATGTGCCTCTGAAATCAGTGATCTATGCGGCAACCAATACTCTGAACAAGATAGCGGGTAGCTATATGAACGACGGTCTGATCAGCGCTCTTGTCAATCCTTCTACCCGTGTCGAGAATATTGAACGCATCCTAAGAACCTGAGGAAGTCATGGCAACCAATCTCAACTCCATCCGTTTTACCTGCACTGCACTCGCATCCAAAAACAAGAAAGGGACACTCAAACCTGACGAGGAGGGTTACTACACAGTGATCCTCGGTGGTCTGAATGTCTTCAACTCCATCGGTGAGTACTACACTGCCATCGGTGTCAAGCAACTCTTTGATAGTTCCTCGCTCTTCATCAAGCGCGTCCAACGCTCCAAGCTCCGTGGTGAGTGCGGTCACCCCAAGCCCATGCCTGGGGAAAAGATGCGCGACTTCACGAATCGGCTCTTTCTGATCAATGAGAGAAACGTCTCTCACCACATCAAGGAAGTCTGGCTCGAAGAGATGAAGGACGAAAGTGGTCGCACCGTGATCGCTATCATGGGTAAGGTGGCTCCGTCCGGTCCTCAGGGTGATGCTCTGAAGAAGCAGCTGGACAACCCCAATGAGAACGTCTGTTTCTCGATCCGTGCTTTCACCGATGATGAAGTGATCAATGGCGTCAATCACCGGCAACTCAAGAACATCATCACCTGGGACTGGGTGAATGATTGCGGCATCGCTTTGGCTGAGAAGTACTTCTCGCCTGCCTGTGAAAGTATGGGTATCGTCTCTCTGGAAGAGAAGATGATTCTTCGCAGTGATATCGAGGCTGCTCTGAAGCAACCGGCTATGGTAGCTCAGGAATCGGCCTCCTATAGCATCGTGGAGCTCATGAATACCATGGGCTGGGCAAAGTCATCGATTCAGAAACCCGCGTACCTCAACTGGTAACACCGACATAAACCATACCCTCTGTATTCCCTGGAATACAGAGGGTATGTGCCGTCAGTTATCATTTGGGTGTACTTTATCACCCAGTACATTTAAACTTCACAGGGAGCTTATATGGCTAAGTAAACTATGCTCTAAAACATTTCAGACACACATTACGTAAAAGACTTGTTGTAAGTATGAAGAAAGGCTCAATGTGTTACCATGTTTCCACAAATCATTTTTGATATCTTCGATGACCTGTTAGGAGATATGTTTGGTAGTACTGAATCTCCTGACGACCCTTTTACCTCAGACGTATCGACTATCAAGAATCGGTACTCTGCCACTGGTGAGAGCAATATATACATCACCATAAAGAACCTCGACGATGGTAGTACGATCTATCTTTACAGAATAAAAGTTGGAGGTGAGCATAAAGAGGTTTATATTGGCACAGCCAATACGTATCAAGCTAATAAAGACAAGAAGCTTGTTATTGCACGAGCAGTTAGAGATAAGCTTTTGCATAAAACAGGACGCTTTAACAAAAATTGTAATGTAGGTAAACGTTGGGCTCTGTAGCCTACTCCCAATAACAAACAAAAGGATTTAGAATGGAAGACACCTTTCCGATTTACCGAGAAGCATTGGAGAAGTTTGACAAGTGCAGGTCAATGGATGAGACCATGGATGTACCTGCCATCGGTTTCACTCTGGCTACTGATCCCACGGACGATGCTGATGAGATGGTCATGCATCTGCGTAAACACGTGGAGCAATTGCCTGGTTTCCTCACAAGCTTCATCGAGAAGTCTGCAGGATACTTCGGTGAACAAGGACTGCATTTTGACTGGCAGAAAATCGCAGGTGTTGCATACACATCCGACACCATCCAGTCCTTCAAGTCTGCTCTGAGACAAGTTACTGATTTTGTTGAGCTGCCTTTCAGGGAGGCTGCTTTCGGTATTGTCAAGTTCGAACGCACTCATGGCGGCTTCAATGAAGTACTGATGACGCTGGTAGATTCGGCTAAGTTGGTGCACACTGCTGAAGTCTACGATGCCATCGATATGTATGTAGGACACAAGTACGACTTCAACCTCGTGGTGATCCCAGTTACCAAGGTTCCTGGTTCCAATACAGGCATCTGCATCAAGATCCGTGCTAGGCTCTCTTCTGTTGTTCGCGGTTACAACACCGAGGGAGAGTATGTCGGCGAGATTGACTTTGGTCCTGATTGGGAAATGACGTATCAGCGTAATCTGAAAGCCTAATACCAAGCATTCGCTACTATTCGCCTGATAGGCGAATAGTAGCGTTTGTTGTACGTGTCAGGTAAGCTGTATGAAACCCACAACTGCATCAAGTATACAGGAGAATCATCATGAAACATCTTATCGTTCAGCCGATGCCGGCGAATACTACCACACCCAAACCTACCAGTGATGCACCGGTCGAACATCTGGAACAGACCACGCAGGCTGAGCAGGTCGAAACACCTGAAGTTGAAGAAGTCCAATCCAAGACCCCGGCTGAGATGATCAGCAACTTCTTCAAGATCGTCAACCCCCTTCCTCACAAGGAAGATCCCAAGCCCGAACCCAAACCCAAGGAAGAATATCACCTTGCTACTTCTGAAGACGTGACCGCTTCCATCCGTAACTTCTTCGGCATTTTCAATGCGGTATAATCTCGAAGATGTTCTAACTGACATCAAGGCTACCGAAGGCTTTGATGTCAGTCTCTCTGGTGAAGAGTTCGAGATGCTTTACTCGGACTGGCTTCTGAGGACCGGTAAAAGCACTCTTGATGGCAGCAATGCCGTCAGTGATGCCAAAGACCGGTTTGCAGAATACTTGCATGATTGCCTGACACTCGATCTCGATGTGGAGATTGTTGACCCGGATGTTTTCTACGTCTATGGTCAAACTGGGGGTTTCAGTCACAAGTGGAAGTTCATCAAGAAAGTGGGTGAGGGCGAGCCTTCGAGCGCAATCAGAGACTGCCTGTCTGAAAAGAACACACGTCTGCTGGTGCTAAGCATGACGTATAGCAAACGCATCATCATTGATGGTGCAGATAGCTTCAGATCCACTCTCAACTAGAAAGGATAACTGTGCGCTACAATTACCAGGTTACTGCGGGATTCAGTGATGAAGTCCGAAAGATCGATCCCAGTTACAAAGCACCGACCGATGCCTTCTCACTACCCGTCGGCTCTTTTGCTGACAAGTGGCACAGCGAGTTCCTCACCAAGCAATCCATTGCTGACTTTGTCGGCAATACCAAGCCTGTCCTCGATTACATTGATGGTCAGCTCGGCTGCCTGTACGAAAACGTGATCAGTCGGATTGCCAAGGGCGAAGACTTCCTGAAGATCATGGCCATGGCCAGCCACCTTGCCAGTCACGCTGAAACAAAAGCAGTCGTCTCCTTCGATATCACCATCAACACCATGGGCTGCACTGCCGGTTTCTGTGTGGTGGCAGCACTTGAGTGGAAGACTGCTCTTATTACCACTATCAAGGATGGTAATTGGGAGCAGGTGTTTCATATCAAGTCTGAAATCAAGGCTGATGAATCGATGGAAGAGAACATCTATTCCGGCATTGTGAGCAAGGCCTTCATGACCAAGAGCGATCTCACGGACGCCGACATTCAAACCATTGAATGGGATGCTGGACAAGTCCTCGGTTAATGACGGCATAACACTGGAGAGCTTTCATGCTCTCCAGTTGGTATTAGAGGACAAGTATGCGCAAGACCGATCTTGAAGTCAAAGTCGATTTCGACATCCCTTTGGATGATGAGATGTTCCCCAGTATCCTCACGCGATACAAAGCAATGATGCGTGAGAGGATGCGGTTCGAGTTTAATCCCTTGAGGATTCCTAACGAGTCGTACTGCGGCTCCCACTTTCAGAGTCTGAGAAACTATCTGGCTGAGATTGTCCGGGCATTGCCTGAGTTCATTCCAATGGATGAAAGCAGTACGGAATACTCCCTGGTTTCTAACTTGAAGGCTAAGACCGTCAGGGGAATCAATCTCACCTTCTACCCATCTGCAAAGGAGACCATTGCCTGCATTGTGCTCGATGTCCGGTGTAAACTCTTCATCGGCAGCCTTGAAGTACAAACAAATGCTGAAATCTCACTAAACTTCATGAGGTAACTCTAGTGAATTTTGATAAATATTCCAATAGCCTTACGTTTAATGGACTGCCCTTATCTGAGTGTGGTGAGCAGACTATCACGCCAGCATTTATTAAAGAGCAGATCACTAAGCGCCATCTTGCTAAGGAGAAGATTTTGAAAGATCTTGCTGCTGGTAAGAAGAATCCTGCGGACAACACCGATGTCGGTTGAGAAAACTGGCTACTCGCTTGAAGGCTATTTCAAAAAGAATGGCATCACACGCGACATCCGCCCTTCGGAAACCCCAGCTCCTCCTCCTGGACAATCTGCCTTGGAAGCAGAAATTGCCAGTGATAATGAGTACTTCAAGAAAATCAAGATGTGCTGTCAAAGCATGCTTGTTATTATTGACAAGAATTGATGTGAAAGGATAAGTGATGCCAACTCGTGAAGTACGGATGGTTCCTGCTAATTGGGAGCACCCCAAGAACGCGTATGGTAAGTATAAGCCGTTGTTGAATTTCAATCAGTTTGCTGGGGATCTTAAAGAATTCAATAACTTCGCAATGAACCACGGTGAAAAGGCTGCTATCGCGGACATGGGCAGGCGTCCTCGCCAGGACTACTATATGCCTGAATGGACTGGTGATGAGAAGACTCATTACATGATGTATGAGGTCACCTCTGAAGGCACCCCGATCAGTCCGGCCTGTGAAACACCTGAACAACTGGCGCACTACCTGCATGACAACCACGAGACCTGGTTTGCGGGTTTTGAATTGAGCTATGAAGAATGGCTCGACGACATCACTAGGATGGTGCGCAAATAAGCTCTACAACGAATTCAAATCTTGAACACACACTACCAGCCTCTATTGTCAATTAAATAGACTGTAGAGGCTGTATGGTGCTTTTAAATATGCATGAAAAGGAGAAACACTCATGAGTAACGAAATGATTGTCTACATGACCAACTACCCCCAGGCTGTGGCTGAGGTTCTCATCGAAACCGAGAAGCTCACGATCGAACTGGTGTGTCAGCAGCTGAACCTGGCTACCAACTTTCTCTTCGGCGAGATGAATAGCATTCCGTGCCACTTCTGCGATTCCGGCGACAACGATTTCAATACCGGCATTCTTCCGATCAAGTCGATGTCAGCGTGGGCTGTCTCAATCGATGTGTCCTTCTGTCCTGATTGGGATGGACCTGATGCCAAGATCCACCTGGTCTTCACGGATAAGACCCGCAAGTTCATGAAGGTGGAGAGCATCACTCTGTGCACCGTGGACGAAGATGAACCCATGACCAGCATCGATGTCAAGTACACCTATGCGCAATGGCTCAACGCCAACTACCACTTCTCTGAACTGGCCGAGAACGTCAACTTCTACATTGCTGAATCTGAGTCCGAGGTTCAGATGCCGGACATCTTCAACAGCTACATTCCGTACCTCACCAGTCAGGCAAAAGCCGAAGTGCATGGTGCAACCATGACCGGTGTGTTCTGATCTGAATTTCTAGATCACTGAATCCACTACTCCACAATAGGAGTAGTGGATTCATACCCTCACCATAAAAAAGGAACGACAAATGAAGCAATGCTACAATACCCTCGGTGATGTGTTTTGCGCATTCAATGAGATGCTACAGATTGATCCTGGGATCAGCCAGCAACCCATTGGGTTGTGCTCGCGTGTCGGGTCTGGAGATATGGTTCTCCTTGACCTCGATAGTGACAGAATTACGATCAATTGTGAGTTCGTCAATGGACTCAACGCCGGCATCTACCTGATCCGTAATGCTGAGGATTATGAAGGATTCGATGTTCTTGCTATCGAGGTCATGATGGCCAATGATCCGACAGATCTTGCCAAAACATCCACCGTCTTCAGCTACACCCCTGAGAGCTTTGAAGCAGCGCTGAAGGGATTCCAAAATGTGGTCAATGCCATGAAGCAGAAGATGGATGAAGTCAGACAGGGCATCCATTTCACGATCAACGGCACTGATGAACTGATGTCGTTCTTGACCTGTGAGAAAACCATTCGCGAATACGGAGTCAGGAGATCCACTATCCTGCGCTATCGCTAACATAAAGAAGTGTTAGACTAACATCTGAACTAACAGCACACTTTCACATCCCTTATGTAAGGGATGTGAGGGGGTATGGCTATATCAGCCATTCACACATACATGAACAGGAGAAAGACTCATGCCTACCAAGCTCAACTCCCCCGAAGACTTCACGCAACTCACCACAGTTCAGAATGTCCTGAGCAAACTTAATGCGGCTGTTCATCTCGAAGCCGCACTCGTGGATCAACAGATTACTTTTATTCCTCGCATTCGTGGCCTGCATATGGATACTCATCTGGGCGTCTTTAATTCACGCACTCTGACTATGTCGGCGGCAATCAACGGCCTTACGAGTGTGCCCATCCTGATTGTGCTCAAAGAGCACGGTGAAAGCATCTCTGAAGGTAAAGCATCATTTGATATTGAGGCGATTAGCATATCGACCGATATCAGCTACAATAACGGTGCCGTTAAAGCCAAGATGCAGGTCGAATACAAGATCGACATGTTCTGTAAAGCCGTCAATAATTTTGCCAATCAATTCAGTAGTGTTGTGCAGGCTATCCTGGATACTCGCACCGGTATGAACTGTTACATCAATGCTTCTCAGGAATTCGTTCGGTATCTGCTGCGCGATGACGTAGTTCTTCAGTACGGCTCTGATACCGCCGTCAACCTTCAGCCTTAAAAAGAATAGAGGATATAAACAATCATGACTGAACATATTGAAGTACTCTTTGATGAGCTTGCTCCTCAAAGGCTCACTGATGCGTTCACTCGCTTCTTTGAGTTTTCCAATCCCGATTACCAGAATAACCCCGACTATGTCGTAAAGTTCGATCTCACAAAGGACTCGTACGACATAGCTTGGAAGCGGATGGTCAGTGATCGGCGCATTCAGCACTTTCAAATCACCGGGGATATCCACACCCATAAAATCAATTTTCCCTTCACCCTTCACACTACCAGAGCATGGTCTATCAGAGGGGAAGAGACTCTTTCGGTGGAGTCCATTGAATTCATAATCCCTGATGACCTCAATGAGAACATCCTGATCTCCTACCCGTACGAAGCACTCCTCGCAGCCAGTAACAGATATGCTCTCCACTGTTCAAATATCAGGGGTTCATTTATCCTAATGGACATACCCTTCACAGCAGAGAAGACTCAGTCTCTCCGACGTGGCTTTCTTATGTTTTTGAATGATGTCAATCAGGCTCATGCTAGTAAAGCCCGAGTCACCATCATGGCTGTTTAACAAGGAATAATCAAAGATGGAAAGAATCTTTAAGAATGCGACTGAGCTCAAGGCTGCGCTTGAAGAAGCGCTGAGCATCCCCTCTGAACTCGGCTTCAATATCGAATTGCGCGGCTGCAATCATGACTTCAGTGAATTTCGTCAGGCTATCGCGGGTATTCAATTCAACATCAGTCACACCGACTACTGTCTGACCGCCAATCTTCAGATCAGTAAAGCGTACATTGGCATGTACTCCATCACATCCATCTACCTCACCAAAGCCGATGATGATGGCTATGAGAGGATTGAATATAGTGTCGATGATTTCGAAAGGGTGGCTGCACGTTTCAAGCAAACTGCTGATCTATTCCAAGCCTATCTCTCCAATCAAATCTTCAAGCCTGAGTTTGATGCTCCCAAGGAGGTATTCAACTTCTTTGCTGATCCTGATATCTGGCAAAGCTACAATGGCACCCACAGACAGATCTTCGGCTAACCCATAGCGGCATATACCCCATTACCTCACTCCCATTTCTAGGGAGAGGTAGTGGGAGTGTCTGTTTCTTCTCATCATTCTTTTTTCTTTTGTTCCAGGGTGAGTTTCAAGATATTCCTACTCTCTTCCTTGGATTAGGAAGAGGAGGTATCTGACTTTCTGATTACTGCGTATATTCTCTCTTTTTTATTCTTATAATAAATACTATGAATACTACTACTACTACTACAGGGGGCTTCGCCCCCAAAATAGCTATCTATGCCGTCTTAGAGTCAAAAGAAGATTAGTTCGTTCCTCACGGGAAGAGAGCTCATACCTATCTCACCTACGGTTCGATATATGCTTCGAGAGAGACATACCGAGACAGAGGGGTTAGCCTAGGCAACGACATTTTCCTAGCTTACATAAGAGTAAACAGTGCTAGTAGTATTCGATGCAGAAGATAGTTATACTCAAGTAAAAAAATACTACTATACTCAAAAGTATTTCAAACATACATTACCATTACGACTTGGTTTCAATACATGTTTTATTTCATGAAAGAAGATAGATGACTGACAATACCAACAATCAACTCATGTGTGATCTCAATGAAGCCATTGAAGAAGCTCTGGCTTATGTTCGTACTGTTGATCTGATCCATACCAACCCTTCTCAAGGTACTGAGGAGGCAAACGCACTGAGGAATGCAACTAACAACACCATCAATCAGATGTTCGCCATAACCCAGATCAAGGGCGTGCATCGGATTTGGCCTTTCGGGAAGTACCTGAACTTCATGAAGTTCTTTCAGAGAGCCAGGTACAACATTGGTGGATTGGGATCTCAAGTTCCAACAATCGGTAAAGTGTGTGAGTTGTTGGAACAATGTGAGAGCGCTGGTATCAATCTGGACAACTATCATGTTGCTCTGGGTGCAGGACCAGCTGAACTGCTGATGAAGAACATCCTGATAAAGCTGTCCAGGAATACACAAGACTGCTTCATCCCCTCCCTCTCATTGGAAGGAGGGGTGTACTACCTGCAAGAACCTCAGGGCAGCTGTGTGTTTGGCAGTCACTGCGTGCCAGTTCAAGGCATGCTCTACATCTATCCGCAGATGACAGAAGGTGAGGCGGTTCAGGTGCCTGAAACCTTCTATGGGAAACTGCTTCCCAGCGTCTACGATGTATCTGTCAATACGCCGGCAGTGTGTCTGAGCATGCATGAGGTGCATCGCATTTATGATGAATTCATCGAGAAGCTGACTACATTTCCTCTTTCTGCCATGGCAGACTGCGGTATGAAGTTATCTATACAGATCGGTGGTGGTCGTAGTGTGATGCGTAATGAGACTTCATGCAAACGCACATCCGAGATAGTGGCTGCAATGGCATACTCCATTGGATGGGATAAAGTCATCATGGTGGGAAAGAGTTTGATTCTTATTTCTGAAGAGAAGAATTTCGACTAATTGATCTTTCGTTGTCTCACAGTTGTTAACCTCAAAAACAAATAGCAGAAAAGGAAACTGAAAATGTTTAAGATCGGCACTGGTATCACTGATGAAAACTTCCAGCCTGTTAAGGATGGGAAGGATCGCCCTCAGCGCATTCGTAAGCCTGTCGCTAAGAAAGAAGAGATCGTGAAGACGGTTGTTATCGATGAAGTGAAGAGTGTCCCGAAGTCGAAGCAATCAGCGAACCGCTCTACCCGCAAGCCCGGCCTCAGGACGAGAATGGATGCTGAAGCCCAATCCGACTCGAAGAAGCCCACTGAAGCGGAAGATACCAAAGAAAAGTCCGAGGAGCCTGACCAGACAATCCTTGAAGCAGCCGTAGTACTGGCTGGAAAAATCATTGCTGATGCTGCCTCCGTTGCTTGCGATATCCAGAGCATCGACTTTCGGGGTATGAATAAGCCCACATCTGTCATCTTTGGTGTGGAGCAGGCCATCAAACACGCCTTCAAGGAAACAAATATGGACGGCATAATGGAAGTTCCTGTTATGAACATGTCTAATGTTGAACAGTATTCGCAGGATAATCCGGTTATCGACGCGAGTGGGTTTTTCATCGCATTCAAACGGGTCGGTGGAACGCCCGTTGGCGATATTGCCGAAAAGATCTGCAGTCTTGCAGATAGTGTTTTGACGCTGGTCAATATATTCGACAGTCTTGAAAGCCGGTGCGTCCCTGGTTCTCGCCCTCCCAGGAAACAAACGTGTGATGAGAGGTATGCAGTCTACAAGCTCGGTTATTACGACACTATTGGCAACCTCATGCTAAGGCTGATACAGAAAACGCAGAACCCGACTGGGCACATCCGTGAGGGCATGCTTTACCGTTCAGCGTTTTATATCAAGGACGATGTTTCCGAAGATCTGTACAGTCACTCGCTTATAGCGGAACGTGGACGTTTGATCATAAGTTCCAGGACTTTGAAAGATAATCACGGATCTGTCCCGAATTTGATCTTCGCCGACTGCATTCCTGATCCGGGCGCTGCCTCCAAAAACGACCCCAGCGTTTACTTGTGCTTCGATAGTGTTTCGAGCATATACGAATCGGCAATAGCGCGCATCAGAGCTAGCGAAGATAATCCCTTTGTGCCAAAGGGCATCGCAGAATGCTTTGATAGGGCTGTAACTTGGACGGGCTTTTGCACGTCAAGCGCCCACCGGCATAACGTAGTTGTTCAGGCTGTGGCGGTTATGCTCTACGCCTGTGGCTGGAATAAGGTCGTCAGGAATGGCAACAGTCTGCTTGCGACGATGAACTTCTAATAACACACGTGCATTTACCACCATCCAAAACAGGATGGTGGTAAATGACTACATAGGACAATCAATGTGATACCCAATTTTTCGAGATACGATTACAATAAGGTCAGAGACGAGAAGGTTCCTCTACTGCTCTTTTCGGGTGGGTTGGACTCCACGTATTACCTGTGGTGTCTGCTCAATGTCACCAACGTCGACATCGTCTATCATACCAGTGATAAAAATTTGGGTGATTTGAAGATGAAAGCAGAAGCTGCGGCACGTGAAGCAGTGATTGAGTACCTCTCCAAGACTTCGCCATTCAAGATTCGTAACATCAGCGTGGTGGATCATTCCACCGGCATGTCTGTCGCTAAGAACACCAATTTTGGGCAAACGGTCTTCGTCCTGGGGGAGGCCTACAACAAGATCTCATTTTCTCAGGTGCTGTTTCATCTGATGGCAGGACTTTACGCATTCGATCCAGCCAAGAATGATTCGTTCCATATCGGATATGTGAGCGGTGACTGTGTTCTTCCCTACCTCCCCATTTTGCAAGATGCATGGAAGAGTCTGTTCAGGATTCTCAAGATGTCGGATGAGATAGCCCCTCTACACTTCGATATGTGTGCAGTCAGCAAAGAGCTTATCTTGGAGAGCATGCCCAAAGAACTAGTGGATCTGACCTGGACGTGTGAGACTCCTCATGAGAAGGATGGGAAGATCGTCCCATGCGGCGGCTGTACGCCTTGTGAGACTCGCGAGAAGATTGACATCTATAAACGCTACAAGCACGGCGAGACTTTGCAACGGTGCGGTAATCCAAAAATCAAAGAAGTTGATCCCAAACCCAAAAAGAGAACCAAGAAGCTGGTACTGAAAAGCGGAGAAAAGTGAAACGATGAACAAAATTGCTCGTGTGTTTTCTCAGTTTGTTCCTACTGAAGGTGAGCAGATGAAGAACGGTTATCAGATTCTCGAGGATAGCGCAATCATTGACAATGAACTGAACAAGCTCCTCGATGACTTCATCTTCACCCTCTCTGGTGATGGTCCTACTGCCGGAATCGTGAATGCGGGAGGGATATCATTCAAACTGATGGGAGATGACTCAACCACCATCGGCAATAGCGATCAGCAAAAAGCCTGTTATCAGATGGCAGTTGTTCTCGGGTATCCCAGATTCAGCTCCGTCAAAAGCGTGGTGCGCTATACACTCGTCTGTTCTGTTGGGAATGCAGTGATCTCTGAAGATCCGGTTGACTGGCAGTTTGACGTCGTAGTTTGTGAAGGCGGCGGTTATGTCATGATGCTCAATTCGCTGACGTTCGTGGATGGTGAACGAGCTGCCAACGATGTCAGTACACGAGGGTCCGACTGGAGGCGTGGCGTCATCACAGTCGAAGAATTCTTCAAGCGTGCCAATTCCGTCAATGTCATCGCCGACACCTGGAAGGAAAACGTGGGCGACTATCCCAACAATGAAGCACTCGCGGCGATCGTGTCAGATGTGCTCTGGCACAAGTCGAAGGATTTCGTCGTAGTTGTCTAGAGACCAATTTACATAGGTGATTCGAATGACCGATGACGAGTTGAAGAGGATACTCGATAAACACAACATCTGCTCTGCAGGTGACGATCCTTTTGATCTGATCGACCAGGTGCGAGGCACGATCTATTGGCTGGATAAGGCATATTACGAGAATGACGACCCCTTGGTCAGCGATGCCAGCTATGATGAAGTCTTTCGTGCATTGCAAGAGCTCGAAAACCGGTATCCTCATTTGAAGACTCCTACCTCACCCACTAACCGTGTAGGCGGTGGTGTGAAGGAAGGATTCAAGACTATCACTCATTCTGTTCCCATGCTATCCATCTATACCGAGACAGACTTCACTGAAGATGGAGCTGTTGCTTTTGATAAGCGGGTGAAGGATGGTTTGGGGATGGGTGCTCACGCACCTGAAGTCGAGTATGTGGGCGAGCACAAGTTCGATGGCCTGGCTATCAACATCAGGTATGAGAAAGGTCTTTTGGTATCTGCGTCTACTCGTGGGGATGGTGCAGTTGGTGAGGACGTCACGGACAATGTTCGCACTATCAGGAATGTGCCTCTGAAGCTCATTGCAATACGGTCTGTTCCCGATGTCCTGGAAGTGCGAGGTGAAGTGCTGATGCCTCGTACCTCTCTTGCCGCACTCAACAAGCGGTGTGTCGAGACTGGTAAGAAACCCTTTGCCAATGCCCGCAATGCAGCGGCTGGGTCATTGCGCCAGCTCGACCCCAAGATCACTGCTGACCGGCGACTGATCTTTATTGCGTATGGTGTCGGTGAAGTGCAAGGATGGTTAGATGAACCCTTGAGTGAGTTTGACTTGGTCCATGCATTAGGCGAGTTTGGCTTTACTCAAGCCTTAGCTGCAAGGTGCTGTGGTCCTAAAGAACTCGCTGAGTTCCATGACTCAATGGAGGAAGGGCGCAACAGTCTCAACTATGACATCGATGGTGTGGTCTATAAGGTCAACTCCAGAGAGTATCAGAAGAATCTGGGGTTTGTGTCTCGTGAACCTCGTTGGGCGTGTGCTCACAAGTACCTGCCTGAAGAGGTTAGCACCAAACTTCTAGGTATTGATATTCAGGTAGGTAGGACTGGCAAGCTCACCCCAGTTGCCCGCATCGAGCCAGTTCAAGTCGGTGGGGTGATGGTGTCGAACGCCACTCTTCACAATGCGTCTGAAATCGCTCGCAAGGATATCAGAGTGGGCGACACAATCACAGTTCGACGTGCTGGTGATGTTGTTCCTGAGATTGTGGAATCCTTGGCAAGGAATGTGAACAACCCTCCTCCCAAGTTTATCATGCCTGAAGTCTGTCCTGTGTGCGGTTCTCTTGTATCCAAGATGGATGATGAGGCGGATTACTATTGTGCTGGAGGCTTCTCTTGTTCAGCACAGGTGAAACAAGCAATCATTCACTTTGGTTCACGTAGAGCTATGGACATCGATGGCTTGGGTGAAAAAGTGGTGGACTCACTGGTGGATGCAGGATTGAGTAACCCTCTTGACCTTTACCATCTGACCGTGGATGCAGTGGCTCAACTGCCTCGCATGGCAGCCAAGTCTGCTGAGAATCTCATTTCGGCTATTGCTGCATCTAAGGAAACTACTCTGGCAAGATTCATCTTTGCTTTGGGTATCCGTAATGTTGGAGAAAGCACTGCCAGGGATCTCGCCAATCATTTCAAAAGCCTTAATGTCGTTGCGCAAGCAACAGTCGAACAGCTGTTGATGGTAAAAGACGTCGGTCCCGTTGTTGCGAGGAGCGTGCGAACCTTCTTCGATAACGCCCTTAATTTTGGGGTAGTGCGGGGCTTAATTGCGGCCGGGGTGAGCTTTCCTGAGAACTGGGGTGTTCCTCAATCTACCAGAGGGCAGTACGCCGGAAAGACCGTGGTGATCACAGGGACATTCCGCAATAGGTCTCGTGAAGAGCTCAAGGATTGGTTGGCCAGTCAGGGAGCCGTTATTACCAACTCCGTGAGTGCCAAGACAGACATTCTCTTTGCTGGTGAGAATGCAGGTAGCAAGCTTGCCAAGGCCCAGGCTCTAGGGGTCACAATAGTGAGTGAATTTTAAGAAAGGAGACTCCACAGGGTTGGTGCTCTGTGGAGTAACTATGGACGAAAAACAATTTATCAAGAACACCATGGTCGGCCTCAGTGACGTGGCGGTAACTGAAGACCTTCGGATCATTGTCACTCCTTCAGTTTTCTATTCTCAGAATGGTGAATTGCTGGATAAAAAAATCGATGCTCCTCTGGATGGAGAAACTCTCGGGCTTGTTATCAATATTGGGGAGTATTGGTCTGAAAATGCCCAGGACATCAGTAAACACCAGGAAGTAGTCACATACTCATCTGATGTCGATCCTAACAAAGTTGAGAAAGGCAATGTAGCTGTAGTGCATTCTGTCAGATTCGATTTGTTGAAGGACGATATCAGTAAGCAGATCCGATTGCACTATGGGGCAGACGGTGACTCAATCGATGCACGTGTTGCTGCATGTGCTGCTGAAGTTCAGAATCTGCATCAGAAATATCTCCTCAACCCAGCTATCAAATCAGCCGACAAGGAACCCGAGAAGAAACTCATCTTCTTTGGTATTTTTGTCGTAAACGTCACCAGGTTCTATAGTGGGGATTCTGATAGGCGGCTACATCTGAGCCTTTATTACCAGATTCATTCTACTGATATCGACACGTATGAAAAATGCGTTGCTAACTCAACTAGCATAACCAAAGCTAAAGAGATAGCTGAAATCACAAAAGGTACTTTGAACTTTTCTTAATAGGAATCAGAAATGAAACCTGCTCAAATAAAGGAATTGCTGGATCAGCTCGATCCTGATAAGGAAGTGTGGTGTCAGGTGGTGGCAAAAGACAACAGTGCTTTCTATGCCACGCTCGAGGTGGAATTTACGGATACAGGACTGAATGTGATTACCATGTCCCATCCGCAGCTTCGCTCTCTGAAGGCCTGCATCGACAGCCAGGGTCTGTATGTGGGGTTGCCCAGTGGTTGATAAAGACCACCCGTATGAGATCTCTGGATCTGAAGAAGTATTTGGGTCCACTCTCTCAGTCATGCACTCATGTGGTCACGTTGTCAGTTACTGGTATGCGAGACCTTCGTTTGCTCGTAACGATGTGCGCGGATATATGACCAAGCCTTGCATTAACTGTGAATGCATAACGTACGTAGCTCGCAATGTAAAAGTAGTGAAACTGACCGAACTCATTAAGGGCAAGTAAGAAAATATCATTCGCATAGAACTTATGTGCAGAGTAGCACGCCACATCACAAAACCAATTAACAACTGGAGTTACACATGATCATCGAAATCCCGGAAGTTGCTGAAGTTCCCGCTGGCCTGTTCCCCGCCGAAATCACCGAAGCCCTGAATGCCCGCATCCGCGGCCAGCTCGACGGCGTCGCCGAGAACGTCAAGGCCCACTTCGCCGCCCTCACCCAGGCCCGCGATTACGCGGTCCAGTCCGGCAACTGGCTCCCCCTGCTGACCGGCTATCCGGGCAAAGACCCGCGCGAACTCAACAAGGTGCCGGATGACTGGCCTGCGCAGGGTGCGCAGGAAGAAGATGGCGAGACCGCCGCCGACACCGACGACATCATGGTTGAAGCCGGTGAAGATCTGTCGATCGCCACTTCGCTGAAGGCCGGCGCTCCCACGACCGACCAATCTGCTCCGCCGCCGAACCGCTAAGCGACTCGGACAATAGTCGATAGTATCTAGCTAGAGGGATTTCCCTCTAGCTAGATACGTCCTATGCCGCATTTTTTTTGCTGTAGATTTCTACAATCACTTATTACTCTTGTGAGACTGTTTTAGTCTCGGACCTTTTAACAAAGGAACATAGAAATGAGTAAGCGTATTGTAGTAGATGCTGGTTTTGGTTACAAACCGATGGCAGATGTAGTCATTGAGACTGGAAGGAATTTCACTGTCGACATCTCAGACAAGTGGGCCTCCATTATTGCAAGTACCAACATTGACCAGATTCTCAATAATATTGAACCCGAGGCTTTGGCTGTTCTTAAAAAAGTGAGAAGTGGCAACGGGATCAAGGCTTCTGTGATACGGAAAGCCATTCGTATCGTGGGCTCGTGGTATGGAATGAGCAGTTCGCGATACTGTGATGTATTTGGAAAGCAAGTCCACTGCTATAGCTTACTCAAAATCGAGTATGCGACTGGAGAGAAACTTCTGCGGAATCCTGACCCTAACCCTCGGATCTACGTTCATACTGGTGTGGCGTCTGGAATACGCCATTCCAAGATCGGTAAGGGCGGTGGCACTCTGGTCGCTAAGCTCCCCTTCACAGGTAATTCTAAGAAAGATGTTTGGGACTCTATTTATCATGTCGGTCTTTCTCATAGCGGTATAAACAAGTGCCGAGCATTCAAGGGAGTTTTGCTGAGGGAGTGGTATAAGCTGGCCGACAAGCATGAAAACTATTATCGTGACGTAGCTCCTAATTCTCCCGAATTTGTGGCTTCAGTAGTCTATGCCATCAATCTCTTTACCAAGGCAGTGCAGGATAGTGAGAATGTGAGTGCTCGGATAAAAGAGTGGGCTGCTCAATTGTCTGTTCTGCAAAATGAACGCGCCGACTTCGATCACCCGAGATATAAGAAGTCTAGAGATTCTATCTCGGGTATTTTCGGGTTTATTTCCGACATTACCAATAGCCTCGCTCTGCAGGTTGCTGCTGAGTGTAAGAAGAACGCTCGCGCCAAGTAAGTAGTCCCAAAGCCACAGCAGACATTTGGTTTGCTGTGGCAGTAGTTAAGATCCATTTTTAAATGGACATGATAAATCGTATGCGATTCCTCCACTCACATCCCGATTAACTCACGAAGCACAAAATTGAAAATGCCTGAACACAAATTCAACGCCAATCCATCCAAGTTCCTGACTGGTCAAACCACTCTGGCTGTCAGCGATCTGTCCCAAGCCATGATCGACAAGATGTCCATTCATCGGTTTCGACCGCTGTGTGACAACAAAGACTATGCCTACTTGAATGGGAATGGAAAGGCTTACGATAGCGTTCCTTTCCCCAGGAGGTAATCATGTCCCCCTATGTGAATTATCCAATAGACGGCAGTGCTGACGTCATTACCAGTGCTGCTCCTTTGACGTTCATGATGGGGCCTGAAGACCTGGTGGCGTATCGTAATGCCCTGGTCAGCCGGGAGATCTCCACTCTGGAAAGTGCGATCAAGTTTGTTCAGCGTCATCTGAACTTCAATCGTTTCCGGATGGAGGTCGATGTTACGAACGAGAATCTTCATAGCTCGTTCTTGCGTACTATCGACAAGGATACGGAAGAGCTTCTCTGGCAGGTGGAATTCACTCCGGATACTCGGATGAAGATTGTGATGCCTCTGGAGTTTTGTAAGTTGGAAGTCAAAGAGATCTAAAAATATAGACTACTGCACTCGTATGTGCAGTAGTCTATATCCCATCCATTTTCTTTTTTTGGAGTTTAGAAGTTATGAACACAACAATAATTGATGCTGCTGATGGTTCTACTGAGGTCTTCGATGTTAATGCGAAGATGATGACGGACAACCTGGCAAAGCTCAAGCACGAGGTCGATGTCGTTGTCACTAATGCAGGCATCTCACTTCAGCAACTCCGAAGGGATCTGAATGGAGTCAAGGAAGTTGTAGATGCAGACAGGTTCAACACTGCGAGCATGGTGCACGCCATCGCTAATGAAGTGGCATCAACTGGTAGTAGTCTCATTACCTATAAGTCCACCACCGATAAGAAGATCGAGCAACTCGAGCATCGCGTCAAAACGCTGATGGATGTGGTATTGGTGCTGGGAGCTATTTCTGTGGGGCTGCTGGTGTGTGTTTCGTCATACGTCAAATAACGTTCAGGGTAGTGAATTTTGTGGGCTAAAACATTTCAAACACTCATTACTCCTCTGGCTTTACTTAAAGCAAGGCTATAAAGGCTGTTGCCATGAATTTTTGTTCAACCGTCATGACCGGAGAAAACCGTGACGACTAAGCGTTTCAGTGCCACCACTATCGCAGCACTCACTTTCTGTGTACTCACTGTCATAGCAATCTCTTGCTCGATGAAGAACTATGTCGAAGAACGCAATGAGATCGATGCAACGATGTGCATGCATGATGTGGTGGTGAAGAGCAATCTTACCAGGACAGGAAACCGCATTAAGGACATGGACAATACCCTTGCCCAAGTCGCGAAAGAATGTAGTGTCGAGATCGATTACGATTGACCTCAGTAAAAAATTATTCGGTGGAGCTATCCATTGAAGGAAGAACACTCATAAGCGCCTGTTAGGCTTTTGTCCTTTCACTAACAGGCGCTGTCTCACTGCCATTGCTTAGGATGCGGTGCAATACGGGAAACCAGAAATGTTGCACTTGCGCCGTTGGGGGCGCGATGTCTGAGCATTGGAGTGATGAGTGAACAATGGGCCAGCGGTCTCTATACCGTTAGCATTACACCTGTGATCAGCCTTTGGCAGAAACAGTAGCAGGTTATTGCCGGTGAGGTCTTCTTTTTGAGGATCGATCCGATAATAACTTCGAGATTCGCTCATGATGGTGCAGCGTCACTTCCAGGTTGGTTAAAAGCCAGCGTAGAGACACCGCCGCTGCATATATCTTAGGCGATAGGCAGGCTAACAGAGCCTATAGCAATCCCACTACCGCATCGACGTGGTACTGACTAACATCTGGTCAGTGGCATTTGGTAAATGGATTGCACTGGGGGTCGAGATAGTAATAGCCATGGTTCGGCACCACATTGAGAGATCTAAGAATCCCACTCTTGTTCTCTCAGGCTTACTTTAAAGTCGTAGTGGGACAGTTGGGTGTCTAGACATCCAGAGTACGGGAATATCCCAGTGCCTGAGTCTGGGATAGTGAGCAGGTGCACTTAATACTCTCTGAGAGAGCGCATTGGTAGATGCTAAAAGCCTGCACTACAAGTAGTGAATGTCGGAATGACAACATTGCCGGTGAGAATGTCGGGTAGCCGACCTGACTTCAATCCGAGAGTGCTGTTGAAGTGGTGTGGTGGGGTAGGGTCACCAGGGGATTGTTCCCCTGGTGATTCTTTTTTGCCGTCAAATAGGAATAACTCAAATGAACAAGCAAGAATTCTTCCTTCACAAACTTCGTGAAGAGTCAGACGAGATTGGTAAAGCAGCTGCCAAGATGATGGAGTTCGGGCCGAGGTCTATCAACCCGGCTACCGGTAACACGAATCGGGAAGAGCTCACTGAAGAAATCAATCACCTCTATGCAGCCATCGAGCAGTGCATTGAACTTGGTCTGATTGATAGGTGCGACAATGACGTAGTTGAAGCCAAGAAACAAAAGGTGAATCACTACTACGAACTTCATCTCAAGAACTCGGCGTAACACTACTTCCATTACAGGAGAAAAGAATGGATGCCTTAGTGTTTCGGATAGAATGGAAAGACAAGGGTCCATTCTGGGATGACACAAATAGCAGTGAGATTGAAGCACAGTGTAGGAAGATTACCAAGGATCACCGAATTAAGACATTTTTTGAATGCGTCACGTTTCTGTCTCATTATGTCACTTATGCCCCCAACCCCCATGAACATCGGGTTATGGAAGAGTACTTGTGTCTGGATAGGCATACCGGGGTTGTGGGGTTTGGATTCAATTCCGTAAAGATCCTGCATGAACAATTGGGACTGGGTGAGTCGTTATACGAGCTCCAGTTCAAATCACTCTTTAAGACCGGATACTTTAAGGTCAAAGCGTACCTGGCTCAGTGCATAGCCTATAATGAAACAGAAACCATGTTTCGCAGATCAACAGCTCAGCTAGTAGAAGAAGCTTCTTCTACTAGCTGAGAAGAATTCTTGAGGATGTGATAGTGAAAAAGTTTGATTTTGAGAAGCGCGATGCTGAGTACTCGGAACGGTACATCAGACACTATTTCAAGGAGACCCTTTTCCGTCATTTCGTGAGGATAAGTAAGGATTTTAAACTCATCTATAAATTGCGATTCAACAGCACGTATCGCGTCTCGGAAAAAGAAGTGGGTATTCCGCAAGAATATGCCACCATGGAAGAAGCAATTGTGCTGGTGATGGCTGATCTGACAGATACGCCCTCCAGCTACCAAATGAACGCTGTGAGAATCATGCATCTGGTGGGTGAGACAGGGCGTCTGATGATGCAGAACAATCCTGACAATGAAACCCTCATCAGGCAGTGCGCTCAAGAGTGTCAGGATTACATAGATGGTCTTCTTCAAGAACAAGAGGTGAAGGATGCCGGCTGAGGTTCAAAAAGAGTTCGACTTTGAAAACAAAAGCTGTGAAGAGCACGAGCAATGCATCAGGCATTATTTCAAAGTCACTATGTTCGGTCATTTTCGTCGCTTCAGTAAGGACTTTTACACCCAGTTCAAGTTCGTCAATAACTCTGTAATCGGAGCAATTGCACAGAATGCTCCTGATGCATTCTTGAACATTCCGATGAAGAGCGCCATCGAGACCATTCTCAATGATCATCACGACCCCATAATGGTCAGAACGTTTGAATTCAATAAGGCACTAGCCTTCACTCAGAGGGGAATGGTAACAACCTATCCCAATGACGCAGAACTGATTCGTACATGCATCATGGAGTGTTTGGAATTTGCCAAAAAACATCTTGAAGAAAAAGGAGTACAGGGTAATGGATAAGTTTTGCATGATGACTATGGATGCAGCGGGTGGCACTTATGTTCTCAATCACGGCTGTGATGATGACAGTCGCGATGTGGTTTGCCCGTCTGGTCGTTCTGGTGTTTCCATCAGTAGTTCTCTGTATGTGAGCGATGCCGCCACTGCTGAGAAACTGGGATACATCTCGTTCTATGAAAAAGAACACGATGAAACCACTTTCAAATACAAGGCAATGAAAACCAGCGAGTCTGTGCTTGAGTTCAACATCGTTGGCAGGCAAGCCGACTATGTGAAACTAGCCATGGCTGAACTGGTCATGGGGCTTTGGCTCGATAAGCAGGCCGAGTGCGTTACTGCTGATGAGTTCTTCATATGCTACCCAATCAGCAGCCTTCACTTCGCCAATATTAATCTCTAGGAGTCGCAGATGCAGGTAAGTGTCAAGCACGCCAGGAATGATGTTTGCCTGGCTGTTGCTGGAGTGGGTAGCACCGAAGCCAGTATTGCACTTATACCAGCACACTACGATGAAGGCCACCATGTTACCGTCAAACACATAGGCTGCAATGACAGCATTCTTCAAATAGTCGGGTTCAAAGACTATCTGGCCGTACTGTATGGTGATGGGTTGCTTTCCATCTACAGAACAACAATTAGCGGTGTAGTTGTGGATGAAGATCCAGAAAGTAAAAATTTTGGGTCTGTCAGTGTTTGCAAAACTGAAGATGTGTATGTGAAGTGTGAGCTAATACTCCAATACTCACACCTGAAACCCAATGGAGAATTCAAAACTATAACGAAAATTGGGACCTGGGAAGATGGGGAGAGTGAGGGCATTGCTTTCGGATATGTGAGCTATGAAGGCAAACTTCATATTCTTTCAATGGACATTGTGAGAAAGGATATTGAACTGAAAGAATATGAGAGTGTAGCTACCCAGAGACGCACCTTCCTTAGCCAAGAAGAGAAAACAGCAGCGCTCTGGATTATCGAGGATGATGTCGATGGTAAAGGCCGGGAAGTTCAGAAAATCACAAAGATCGAAGTCAAGAGCAAATCCACAAAAACTCCGGTAAAGTTTCAGCGCAGCAGAAGATCCACTTCAACCGCCATCGACGGTGAGAAGAAAGACGCCCTGGCATCTGTTATCAGTATGTGCCGGAATGCAGATGACTACTTCATGATGTCTGATATAGCTACCTGCAAAATGAAAGATGTGGTGGTGCCAGTTGTGGACCGAGGCCTAGAGTTCTCACATGTTTATCGTGATGACCAAGGAGAGCTATGCCTCAAGAAAAGCAGGGTAGTGCGGGGGATGGCCTCTGTCACCAATCCGGTATTCATTGGTGATGGATGGGCGACTGTGAGTGCAGTCACCGAATCTGGCGAACCTAAGATATTGTGTTGGAGGCATGGTCAGACCGAAACGATGTATGTGGTTAACTGCGACCTGGGAACGCCTCTGGCTGAAAAACTAACGTCGGTGGATAATTTGGTGGTTACCTCCAATGGCACCTATACCGACTTTACCGGAACTACTTCAAACACTGATCTCTACAAAGTCGTATCTCAGTATTGCGATGGAAGCATCTGGTTTGATGGCTTTGAAAAACAAGTTGCTTTCTTGAATGAATAGAAAGGAATAACGGTGATCTGTGGGGAAGCCAGATACGATGGTGTTGTGTATGTCATGGTGCACAACACTGATGATGATTCGCGCATCATTTATAAAGACCTCGCCACCGGCGGTGGTCGAGTGTTAATGCGGATTGATTCGAGCTGTTGTCTTTTTGATCCTAGTGGGAAACCTATTGGCAAAGTGATCATTGATCAGAGTAGGTCTGGGACTTGTTATGTCGAGGTTGTTTACGATGAGAACATTACTCAGACCTGCAAAGTCTCTCTCGAAGATCTTCATCTCACTGGCCCCGGCTATGTTTGTCTGGCAAAGTTGGAAATGCTGGCATGCATCGCCCGCGATCAACAGGTCTTGAATATCGTGAGGTTGGCTGCTGATGTTGAGTATTCCATACCCAAACTGTAGCAGGAAGAGGCATCGTGACATGCGTAAAAACACTGTATCATGGAACGTTTTATGAACTGGAGCATGATACAGAAAGATACCCGCGGCAGGTTTTTAGAGTAGTCTGCGGTGATCGCACTAAGATCTTCGACATTGACTCAAATCGCAATATTTTCAATGTCAAAGGTGATAAGGTAGGCCAGCTTCTCCTCCTTGGTAGTAAGTGCCTGTTCGTCCTGCATTACAGTGATGTGGTAACACAATTTTGCAAAGCACATATCAGAGATCTGAACATCACTGAGTCTCAGTTCCTTTCACCTCAGTCCATTCTCTTCATTTGCAGGCACGTCAATATAAGTGAGCTTGAAATGCTGGCCTGCATTGCACTAGACCGTGAGCTCACCGAAATAGTTGAAGCTTCAGCAGACGTTAGGAATTACTGTTTCTATGTTAAGGAGTGACTTGATGTCATCCGATGATTCATCGTATAAACATAAGTACTGGTTCAACTTCACGATGGCGCAGCACACCCCTGGTGGTGACTTGTTGGAGTCGCTGTATTATGGGGGGACCATCAATCGGTTGTTCACTCGTGAAGAATGTAACGGGTGTCCGCACAATGGCGGTGAACACACTCTGGGTCTTCGTATCACAGTTGATGATGCAAAAGCGTTTGTTGAGACCATTGGTGATTTGGTAAGTGAGAAAAATGCCACCAAATTCACCGGCGGTTACCATGCATTCAAGGATCGTTTGATCACTGAACTCGGACTGATTGATATGGGACGTAAAATCCCATCTGTCATTTCGAGGTATGTGCCGTAATCAATATTCTTCGGTCAGAAGGGAAAAAGAAATGAGCAAGAAAGAATACAAAGCGAAATCATTGGTGGACTTCTACATCAGCGGAAAGCATGTGGAGATTTTCGACGACCAAATGCGGACCGTCACTGTCGATGACGAGCACGAGTTTTACGTGCTTCAAAAAACTGGCCGCCCCAACAGCTACCATCTGATGATCCTGGAAGTCGGTAATGATCTGCTGACCCAGCGCATCAAGAGCCATGTCGGCAATGATGCCGAGTTTGATTCTTTGACCCGCTCTCACCTCCTGATTGAGCTCAAGATCAACGAACTCCTGAACTTGGCCAGGCTCAATGTCTTGTTGGATATCGCCAGCACTGCATCGCCCGCCAAGGCTGATGGTGAGTCAGTGGTTGTTTCTCGTCTCGGGTATACGGACATCATCCGTTTTCCCGATAACAAGTACAAGGTTTTGCATGTCTGCAATGGCGAGACCGACTACATTCAGCTTGACTCAATGATGGATGTGGTTGACAATGTTGTTGAGGGGTGGCACCTGCGCAACGGAAGTTGCAGTCGCGGAGCAACCAGTCACCCATCCAGAGAATCCAATCCCCAGTTTCCGAAGAGCACATCAAATCTCGAATCCCACGATCCGCTCGCAAAGAAGAAGAAGAAGGCCTGATATTTAGGCCAACCAGCACCATGATATCTTCTAGTACAAACTAGGAGATCTTCATGAGTAAAGTAGCTTCTTTGACCAGTGATTCTGATGTAACCAACTCCAATGTCGGTCTCCAGCAGGTAGGAGTGGGTGAACAGATCATTGGAGGCGGACAGGTAGGTAGTCCTGTGACAATTGGGTTTGCAATGATCAATCAACAGCCTGGTCTTGCCACACCTACGGATTTTCGAATGCCTGCAAATTGGCTCGAAGGTATGAAGAACCATTTTTGAAATCAAAGACACCCTTAACCCGGTGTCTTTTTTTTGTATTTAGGTATATACATATGCAGAGAACTGCGCGCATTGGGGTCTGGCATCGCCTATAAGGATGCAAGTCTGGAGAGTAGCCAACTGCTTCTCAGGCGGTAACATCGCTGAGCACATGAAAGTGACGGGAGACCAGGGATAGAGGCTATGCCTCTATCCCTGGTGTTACTCCGCATTTTCTTTTTACAGGAACAGTATATCAGATAGCCATACCCTACCATTAACCAGGATGATATCGTGGATAAATCACTACTGGCCTTGTCGAGCGTGTTGCTTGGAGGCTTCATTCTCGTCAACATAAACAAAGTATCTACTTGGCTTGAGAAACTTCTGGTATGGGCTGTCTACCGGAAGAAAACCAACTATCGACCCATTGCTGCATCTGCATACATCCACTCCATGCACATTGTTAATACCGACCCAAAGACAGTGCGCATTTGGGATAAGATCTTTGAATCAGCCAGAGCCTATCGTGAAGATGGGATTGAGAAACACACCCTGGTGATTCAGATGCCATCTGTGGATATGCTCCATGATGGAGACCTGCATTTTGATTCCATTGGAACAAACGTCACAGCGGCTATGGTGGAGTTTCTCCACTACCTATACTGGAAGAATATGCTGGCATCTGATTCTGACGATGCAGGCATACTGAGGCAATCTATCGCTAAGGCAGTTACTGCTGAGATGTCTGGCTACTGGTATTTCATCGATACCTTGGAGCGCCAGTTGGAGCAGGACAGTGAGCTCTTTCAACCTGTTCTGTTCTTTGCGACGACCGTATCCAGAGTGATCAAGAACGACATGCCGACCCTCAAGGTAAAGATTGATACCGGTGCCTTCATTCAGGATGGTTTTCAATATCCTGCCGTTTGGGCTGAGTGACGCAGATTAGTTCAAACACTCATTACTTGTATAGAGGTTAATCTCCCATTGAACCTCAAACACTTGAAGGACAAAGAAATGATTAGCAGCAAAGCACTCTATGATGAGTTCTACCAAAAACTCATCCAGAACCCCAGGAAACACATGCTTGTCCTGGGTATTCTCAAGGCCGTTTGTTTTGGGTTTGTGATTGGGGTTGAGAAGTCCTACTCGCAATGGACCAAAGAAAACTGGTATCTCGATTTGTTCACAGCGTATCTGGAGGATAAATGCGATCAAGATAGCTTCATCCGAAATCTGATTGAGTATGTTTCTACCACAGGGTGCTACCGCCTGAACATGTGCATGCCTGAAGGGTGTACAGATCTGGCATATGTTTACACCCATCCTGCAATTGCAGATAACCCTGAACTCTACATCGATCTCAAGGAAGACCAGAAACCTCCTGTTTGGCAGTTCGTTGAAAGCGTGGGTAGTATTGAAGAGGTCTTCGAGAAGGTAATGGCGTACTCGAATAACCTCACCAATGATGTTTTGATCTTATTGCCCATGAGAGATTTCAAAAAAGCCATGATCTCTATCACACACGTCGAACTGCTCTGTGAGAAATTCAATACTCAAGCCAGGGGCATCGTTTGTGATGACAGCATCGCATGCCACTCCCCGTCCCGGTCCCTGCACTAATGGAGACTGTGATGGAATACACACTGGATGAATTCATCGCGACAGTCGCTGACACGATGGGCGTACTGATCAAGCTCGAGGGCATGATCGAGTCAGGGTGGGCTATGGCCCGCTTCGATATGTCGTTTCAGGAGTTTCTCAAAACTGATCGGCAGATGCCTATTGCGAATGCTCTTTTGAAAAAGGCTGAGGAAAAGCCCAAAGAGCAATGCGCTGCTGAAGTGGAGAAGATTCAAAACACTATCTTGCGGCGATATCTCGCATCCCATCGAGTGCTTCAACCTGATCCGGAACTCCCCAAGAGAAACTGCAATTTGCTCTACTATGCACTCATGGGCGATACTCCTGAGGAAAGCAAGGCGGTGCATTATGCAGGAGATGTGTCTGATCGGTCTATCCCAGCCCAGAGCATCTTCAAGTTGGTTCCTCCGGATGCAGTTCTTTGTTGGATCTACAAGGTGCGAGAAGACGGATCGTATGAGAGGATCTATTTTCCACCCTCGTCACTGACTGCCTTGGGCGTTCAGTGAGACACTGATTCAGGAGAGTGTAATGCCATCAAAGTCGGAGAAGCAACACCGGCTCATGGAAGCGGCTGCTCACAATAAGGAATTTGCTGACAAAGTCGGCATTGACCAAAAGACCGCTCGTGAGTTCCTTGAAGCTGATAAGCGCCGGGATGAAGAACTGTCCCACAAGCACAGCAAAAAGAAATCCAAGAAGAAGTAACCTATCCTACCTAATGCATTCCTGCATTAGGTAGGATATATGCTGTGCTCAAAGAAATCTCAAACCTACATTACTTATTTGAGTTGTGTTAAGCGCATAACTCATTCTTGTTGAAGCCATGCAATCGAGCATGTAACTTCGCGTCATTAACAGTCTAGGTTATTAGGACCAGACAGAGAGGTAGTAAAATGAAAGAAGAACTTTTGAGGACCACGTCCAAGGGCCTGGAAGGCACGTATGAAAATTGTGAGGATCATGCCCAGTGCTTGATTCCCATGATTGACGAACTCGTTGAGGTCGTCCGTACACGTGCTCAGTTCATGCTTTGGCGACAGGGTAATAATGTCCACATCCTGAAGTCCAAGAACGGCAACCAGTACGTCCTGCGTGGCTTCACGGCGGGTTCTCCCAAGGAATACGTTGGGATCAGCCTGGCCTTGCGTATCAAGCGCGGTGATGAACGTCTCCTCATGACCGCTCGTCACGATCATCACAAGAGTCTCTTTCGCATGGCTCGTTTCCTGATTCAGACGAGTCTCTGCGAGAGTCTCGATGTGTCCAGTCAAACCGGTCACTGCACAAGTTCTCCCGACGAAGATTGACAAGCTTTGCAGTAAAAAATAACTGCTACCCAGTATCCCATGCAGAGTAGCAGTACCCATTTTCACACACATACCTACATGTAACGAAAGGAAACTCAGCCATGGCTGAAAAAGAAACCAAACCCCTCGACGCCGAAATCATCAAGAACGCCGAAACAATCCAGACTGCTCTGGCCAAGCTCGAAATCCCCGCCGGTGCCACGACCGCTGAGCTGAAGCTCGACGCCAAGCCGTTCTATGAATTCGTCGCACCCTTCGGCATCACCGAAGAGTCCGAAGCTGCCCGCCGCGATGCCTTCTCCAAGTTCTACGCCGCTGCCGGCTACGCCACCGGCCTTGTTGGCAACAACGCCTTCGTCGCCAACAAGGACCTCAAGCAAGTCGACACGACCATCTCGGTCGGCGGTCGTGACCACGTCGAATTCGGCTATCGCCGCAGCGCCATGGTTCCGAACGGCAATGAACAAGTCGAACGCTTCGGTGTGCTGACCGGCAAGGTCGTCATCTCGGGCACCAGCTCGAAGGCCGCGAACATCGTCGCCGTCAAGACCGCCCTGTCGACCGCCGCGCGCGAACGCTTCGGCAAGTAATACCTCGTCTCCGGCTAGAAACACCAGCTCCCTCGACTTCGGTCAGGGAGCTGGTGCTATAGTTTGAGATACTCTTTTTTTTTCTGGACACTACCATGGATAAACTAGTTAGGGACGTTTTTGATGACGTCTGTTCTGATTTGGATATCAATCAGAACTTTCTGAAGCGCCTGAACGCTTATCAGGTAGGCTTCGTAAGTAAGAATGAAGAACACGCATCATTCTTCGGCGGGCATGTGCTGGGAGTACAGCGCGTGCGCTTCACTCCCACTGACAACAATCGTTGGTTCGATGAGATCCTTCAGGCAGATGAGGTTGAGCTCAAAGAACGTATTGATGAAGTGCCGGGTATCAATCCCGAGTACAACGTCTCCAGCGATGCATTCAACCTCTCGTGTTTTTGGTTGGCACACGCCATCTGGAATTCACACAAGCTCTCTGACAAGCAAAAAGACGCCGGCATGATTGATGTGATGCTCGTGCTCAACTACCGGTACATCACCAGTCGTATTGTTAGGCACTTCATCTATCCTGCTGAAGAGAGTGTGGCTGAGGCTACCTATGTATCCTTGTCCAACAAGTTCGCCATCAAACAGTATGGCACTTGGTATAACGTGCTCTACAACCGTGCTTGTGACATCACCAGTCGGGAAGGTAAGAAGTTCTCCGTCATTTCCAAGATGAATGATGACAAGGAACTCGTGGGTGTGGTCAATGATTCCCAGGGTCGTATCCGTGACATGGTCAAGAACATCTATACGGTATTCCGAGATGTTCACAGAAGCGGCGTGAAGATCGCATCTTCGTCTGACTTAGTGGAGTTCGATGGCAGCTCTGTGCTCAAGGATCGTGTCAAGGGCCTGGCCAACTACAAGCAGTACATCTTCTCTGTTCTGGGGGATCAGGCTTCTTTTGTCAAGGATGAGTTGGTAGCAACGATCGAGAACATCGTTCATACCATGCCTCCTAAGCTCTTCAGAGAGACTTTGATCTGGGTGAGTGAGGAGTACTCCAAGCAGAAGAACTCGCAGCTTGTGACTGCATTTGTCGACGAGACGCTCACGCACAGTTTTGCATATCTGTCTGACCATGTGTCTCTGGTTCGCAACTCTGTCAAGCTCCCTGGATTGCTCTCTCAGATCAAGGGCGTCTACACATCTTCCCGTTCCACAGAAGAAGTGTTGTTTGCTATTCGTAGTCAGGCTGAGACGATTGTTACCATGGCCACGGGTAACAAGAACAAGAACACTATCGCGTCTGTGCGTACGGGTCTGATGCTCTATGTGGTGGCTCGCACATATACCAAGAGCCATTACGGGTAAGCTGTGATGTGGTTTTGATCAGTCACATATTACAATTATGAGACGAGTCAAAAATTTGCTGTATAGTATGAGAGAAATCATTCAAGAGAGATTCCCCACCTACCTCTCCAGATACGGATCTGACTGCTTGAAAGAATTGACCTCGACAAAATTGGAAGAACCGAGAGATTATCTTTGATGATCTCCACATTCAACCGTCGTCTTTTGTTGGCACTCCTCCACAGGTAGAAATGCCTGTGGAGGTTATGCCGGTATATAGGAAAATGCATCATGAGTGTGCGATTCAGGTTTCCAGAACTGTGGATCAAAAGCCGTATCGACAGAGCCAGATTTGCCAGCTCTTTGATGGCATTTCTCTCAACCAAAAAACTTTACTCAGCAGTCACATCCATTGAGGTGCACAAAACCTACCTCAAGGCAAGATTGAATGACAAGACTGAAGTCACGCTCAGGGTTAATGCGTCGCCACTGACCCGAGAGCCGGACAAGATGATTGTCTACAATCCGTTCTTTGACAAGCGCAGCGAGATTACCGTACCCAAAGAGGAGACGGTCTCGATTAGCGAGCATTTCAGAATTTTGCAGTGAAACCCCTTCGGTCAACTAGTATGTCTCAACGTGAACAAGGAGGATAGAGACACCAGACCTAACGAATGTGGAGATCATCATGATCATCGATTTGAACGAGGATACAATCCGCGCTCTCAATGCGGCAGTGGTACGTAATGCTTACAAAGTTGATAAGTTCAAAAGGGACTACGCTGAAATCAAGCGCAGGCTCTTTTCCCTGCCGGATAAAGCAAGATCTGATGCTGATCTTGATGTGCTTCTTGCCAGCAAGCAAATGATCGCTCTCCTGGATCATCTCTTCTTCATGGGAGATGAATACAGGAACATCATCAGTACTCCCGAGTCTGTTCTCACCGAAGTGGACGACGATGACTTCTATACCGTCTACTGGAAGAACGGTACTCGCAAGGTGGTACATGGTCCTAGCGTGGAGATTGCCTATACCAGGGCAGGCTACACCGCCAAGGATGCCATGAGTATTGAATGGGTAGATAAGGGCGTGACGAACACTCATGCCTTTGACGTTAAGAAGCGTGCTTGGGTAGTCAAGAAGTAACCCAGTTCAATTATGCGTAGCATACCAGAGAGGGGAATCCCCTCTCTGGTATGTCTATTTTTTTTTGCTCTTATTCACCAGAAGCAATGTTTCGAGCATAGGTGTAAGCACTGAGCAAACTGATCTCCTGGCCATTGATTACGTCATATTGAATACAACTGAAATCAATCGTCGTTCGCAACTTGAGTTCATCAATGTAAAATCTGATGGAGCCAGCAGGAGATGAGCCTTTCTTTCTACTCACAGTGAAATGAATGGGTGCAGCGCCATCAATAGCTTGTGTCGAGGGCTCCACACTTATTCCATCACCCATTACTTCAGTGCGAACTGTGTAGCTCTTTGCTTTGTAACCAGGAAATGAAACCACTACATCTTGAACAGTGTCTTGCAAGAGATTAAAGGTCCCTGGCTGCGCTGTAAACTGTCCGAGGTAGGCGTACGCCTCCATCTCTCGGATAATCGTTTTAACGAGCAATTTGAAGCCTTTGGGAACGTTTATGTTCTCCTTCTTTCTCTCATCGAATGCATAGACCATGAGAGTTTCGGAATCTTCATCGATTATGTGCCGAAGATTGGCAGGTGCTACTTGATAGCGCACCTCCGTTCTCCTCTCAGATCGATTCCGAAAACCCAGGGTAACAATCGAATCATTCTGTTGAGGCTCAAATACACAGAACGTCTGGTCAAGAGGCAGTTTGTGAATCTTAACCCTCAAGCCTGCCATTGCATCACTCCTTTCATCTATCTTTGCAGACGTCGCCTGAACTTGGAATTCTTGCGGGCTTCTCTGGTCTGTCTCAAGATATCGTCGATTGAATAGACATCGTCATTCCTCAGGACAATACGCCTGTCAAGAAGCATGAGTTCGTGTTCCAGTTTCATGACAATCACTTCGTCGCTCGTATTGATTAGTTCGTCGTATATTTCTTCAATGCGCCGACGAATGTGAATCTGTTCCATAGCTTTGTTTCTCTCACCATAATCCATATCCTGGGTGATGACCAAAGAGCTATAGAAGATACGAGAGTCAATGTCGTAATACGCCATGCCACGGGCCGATGTCATGAACCAGTGGGTGAGTAGCCACCCGATGATCATATCGTCGTGAGCGCCATCCTCGTGGTCAACACGGCCATTCTTCATGGTGAGGGTATTGACCTGACCAATCAGCACACGATCCTTGACCAACGCACCACAACGGTTAGTAGCCATACGCAGGCACTTACCATAGAGCTCACTGCGTGCATTGATACCAGAACTACTGGTGGCGAAACCAAACTCCTTCTTGTACCTGACATAGACGTTAACATCACGCCTATTCATGGGGCGACTGATCTCGAGGAACTGCTCATGCCTCTCTTCAGACTCATGCACGAGACGGTTATAGATCCTCTTGAAAGGATCAATCCCCTTCTCAGGCAAGAAGAGCAGCAGATAGTCGATGATGGTGATGGCACTTGAGCGACGCTCAGGGATCATGAAGAGCCGTGGGTAAGTCTCCAACAGATGCACAAACCACTGAGCCACCTTGATGAGGTTCGTCTCATTGATCGTAGCACCTCCCAAAGTACCGCCTGTAGAAGCATCTGTAAAGACCAGTCCGATATCATCCCCGCCTCCAGCATCGGAGGTGTCAATGCCTACCAACACTGTGCCTTCATTGAGCTTACGCATGACTTCATGCTCTTCTTTGTACCATCTCACAACGTACGGGTACTTGTCGAAGAACTGAGTGAAGACTACTTCCTCAATACTCTTATTAATGCGATCGAGGACTTCTTGAGAAAGCGGATGCGATTCATTACCTGACGTCCACCTATTAAGGTAGTCGCGCTCAGCATCCTCACCTTCAGACAATGCTTCACGAATGCGCTGGCGCAGCCAGTCGTCACTCTTACCGAGCATGCGGTGGTTGAATACAGCAGCTATTCGGTAGTCTCCACGCTTGGTCATGGCGCAGATAGTTTCTCTGAGCTTTTCGATGTTCTCAATGTCAAAGAACTTTTCAGTCCAGACTGCCGATTCCATCAACAGCTTGTAGAAATACCTGCCATCAGGGTCATCTCGCTTACCGGCCGTGGTTGTGAAGATCACGCCATGTGGAGCATCGAGTTCCCGTGCCCGTTCCATAGCTGCACCTGTAGATGCCAGAGCAGCAGGAAGTGCTGTTTCCAGGTTTACTTGGAATGGGCCTTCGTCGATCAAGAAGATGGGGGATGTGAGACCACGACCCATGTTCAGTGCGCGTTTCTTGGATGCTTGAGGAACGTGAGTACTGAATGTGTTGCCGAGCTGATCAACAGTGATTTCTTCACCATTGTTCGCATCTGCCTTTGTCATCGTAATGAGATAACTAGGCAACTCAGCAATGATGTCCTTGATACGCTGGATGTTCTTACGTCTGAGGTTGTCATCCTTCGTCATCAAGTTGATGTGAGTCTTCACACCCATGATGTTCAAAAGGACAGCCATCAATCCATCAGCACCAAAGCTCTTCCCCGTCTGACGAGGCTGGATAAGAATGATCTGTGCGTGGACAAAGAAACTCCACCAGAGCGCAATGATGCCTCGGTTAGCCACAACAGGAACGCCGTCTGCTCCCGACAAAGGAGCAGCGCGTAAAAGTTCTCTCAAGCAGTACCACGGATTTTCTTTTGCTTCCAGAGCGATCATCGCCATCTGTTCAGCAGTCAGATCTGGATCGAATGGGTCGACACCCTGAAGGTTTGGGTTGTGAAGCGCTAGGATAAATGCGTGATTCTTAATTCCCATCAATCGATACACAGATGCCAGCCTGACAAAGGACTGGTTCTTTGTTTGTGTATCAGCAATTGCGAAGGAGTGCTTAGTCCAGTCAGAACCGAACAGGATCGCCATGATAATCTTCCCTTGATCAGAGCCTCTTCACCATATCGTAATAGGTGACTTTCTCGAGCTCTTTAAAACCTGAATGTTCATAGAGACGAAGCGCAGTCTTGTTATCAGCATACACGGACAGTATCACTACCATGATGCCTTTAGATGCACCCCATTTTTCAGCAACTGTCATCAAGGCAGTTGCAAACCCTTTTCCATTGAATTCTTTCAGCACCAGCAGCTTACTGATGTAAACAGACATGCCTGTGACTGGATCGTTCTGTATCTGAGCACAGACAGCACCGACAATGCTGCCTTTATGCTCCAGAACAATGTAGATCGCATCTTCAGCTGTGAAGCTTTCGATGTTGCGAATCTCATTCTCAATTGTGACATAGGAAGCAGACTTGAACTCCTTGGCTCCTTTATTCCGGAACTCAGCAAGGTGATTAGCCATGTCTCTTGTAGCATGTGTGAGAGTGAACCCTTCAGGCAGAGTTTTGCTTTGTGTTCTGAGGATCACTTCAAGACTGAATTTCTCAACTTTGAGCAGTGTGGTAAAGTTCTTCATTTTGTTATATCCTTAATGCGGATAATACAGCATCCATCCAATCAAAGGATTGGATGGATGCTTTGACGCAAGTAGATCAGTTCTGAATAGCCGGCACGCCAGCGATAGCCAGGTGCAAGTCATTCGTGCTCGTACGTTTGAAGAACTCGATGAAGACAGAAGCCCCGTTATAGAGATCCACACCAGCATCAATGACGGAGTTCCAGTTATCGATGGAGTACTCGATTCTGTTGCTACCAATGATGACGGCGAAGAAGTTCGGAGTCGGTGCCACTGCTTCAGTTTGCAGGTTGATCTGAGGACGAGCATATGTATAAAGACGAGTCAACCACTCATCCTTACTACTCATCCCCATGGACAGATCCAGTTTCTTCAGGTTCTCATTGATGAACTTGAAGGTCATGGCGTTGTTCTCACCGAACACAGGCTTCTGATTCGGATCGAACGTCACTGTCCACTTGGTGCCAGACTCGGTTGGCGGTTTGAACAGAGCAATACCGACGGTCTGCACGTGCTTGTAAGCCGTGTAGCTATTGTCGACATCGCGCAGATTCAAAGAGACCACGAGGTTTTGCATCGAACCGTAGGCAGTGGGGATGAACGGGTTGCTGGTATCTTCCACTCGCACAAACGGAGTGACACGCTGAGCCTTCGAGCGTTCCATGTTGAAGAGGAACCACTCGAGCCTGTAAGCATTCGTCGTAGCATCCCAATACGGGAAGCCGTAGAGCTTGCAGGTATAGGCACCATTCCACTTGACCACCTGAGCCTTGAAGACACGCGTGATGAACTTATCATCCGTTACACGGTTAGCCTCATAGCACACCTCGTCGGACGAGAGACTGTACTTGAGCGTGACTTCAAACTGTTCGCCTGCCTGAGTCGATACAAAGGTATCGAAACCAAAGGCTTCGAACTTCGTACCGTCCACAGGAATCTCTGCTGTGGTGCCGTCACTGTATGCGACTACGCCAATGAGGTTCATACTCACCAGAGGCACATTGAGCGGATAGTTGATCAGGTCATCATCAGACGTACTCATGAAGGGGCTCTTCATGGAGATACCGGTGATGTACTTGACAGAACGATCCGTGGTCGAGATGAATGCCGTGTTCTTGACCAGCATCTCCTGCATTCGAACCACGTGACCAGCATCCGAGTAGGCCACCACGTAGACGATCTCATTGTCCGACAGATCAGCCTTGGTGGAGCAGGTAGGCACAGCCTTGATCGAGATGTTGCCTGTCTCTTTTACCACCTCCAGAGGAACAGTCGTGCTGATGAGCGTGTTCGATGCATCGTAGACTGCACTGATCACATTCACTTCAGACAGGTCAGTGCCCCGGAAGATCTTGACGAACTTGGCATCGGTGCCCGGAACCGTATAACGACGATCCACAGACAAGTTGTAGGGGATGGTGCTCTTATCGCAGAATACACGATAGGTACCACGCCCTGTCCCCATCGACACACCCAGGATCAGATCGATCTCATCTTCTTCACCCGTGAAGAGTGAGAGGTTGAGCTGTTCCAGAATGGAAACGAAAGTGGTGGCATTGATCGACTTGACTTTGTATGCGATCATGTTGTCAGTATCGAATACCCAGTCATTGACTTTGGGCACATACCGCTTACTGCCTTGTTTACCCATGTAGATCTCTTTCAGAGCCCACTGGGTCCATCGGCCATTGGGATTGTAGAGAGGAACAATACCATCCTCTCCACTAACTCCTGGCACTGGAATGAATTCAGCCATTTCTCATGTCCTGTTCAATTACGGAAGTGAGTCTGGGTATTGCTACCCAGACTCGTTTGTCTTCAATTACGCCGCGCTGGAGACTGTGACGAAATCAGAGAGAATGACGCGATCCTTCAGATACACCCTGATAGCGTTTGCCACAATGGTATATTGATAGATGTCCAGATCGATTACCGTCTCGAGGTTATGAGGGTGCACATAGACAAAGTTCGAGTCCTGGGCATTCTCATCGCTCACTGGATCAAAATCCAGCAAGTACAAGTACGGAGCACAGATCTGTGCCAGCAAATCGTCGGTGTAGCGCTGACGAATAGTGGCTTTGGCAATCTCTTCACTCTTCAGATCATAGATCAGGCGACAGCAGAACGGACTGAAAACAAAGTACCGTTCCGTAATGGGAGAAGGATTCTCCGGTTTGACTTCAGGCAGCTTCTTCGTGAGGTACGCACTCACTGATGCATTGGTCTCATCAGCAGTCTTCTTGAGCGCATAAGTATCCGAGACTGTCAGTCCTCGGGTAGGCACCACGACATCCCGGATGAAGTACGGCTTACCCTCGAGCGCAGAACCCACAGACACATTCGAACTGTTCTCGAAGTACTGGAGTTCATTCTTGGCGTAGAAGCAACCATTGACTACCACGTGCTGCACTTGGTCATCTCTCAAGTCAAACCTATTGTTCCTCGACAGCAGACCATACTGAACGAATCCAGTGTCATCATCGACGGTGTGTGAGAAGTCCGGATTACAGAACCCCTTACAACGAACATCGAAATGCTGTTTGGTATTGAGAGGATCAATCAAGAATGCCTTGTTGGTCACGACTACCTTCGGGAATACCAAGAAGTAATCGAGGTTCTCAGCGAGTTGCTTGCCGTTCATCCAGATCTCGAGCTCTCCGGATGGCACCTGCATATCAACACTGGTGTCTACTCCATTGATACTCTTGACCTGCTGGAGGTTGAACTCGATCGGGCCATTGAAAGCCAGCCTGTCGAATGAGTAGAAGAGTACATTCATGTCGCTACGAACCATCGGCACGAATTTGCTCTTATCCACACCCCAAACAGAGGTTCCATTGACGATGGTGTATTGAGCACCACCCGTCACATCCGTCCACTTACCCGTCGAGATTTCTTGCAGGTAATAACGATAGGACAGAGTGGAATCCGCAGTGAAGCTATCGTCGTAGATCTCATGGAAACCCTTGGACAACGTACCTGCCAACAGCTCTACCAAGAAAGCTGAGCTATTTGTACAGATGTAGACATTATTGAGCAGATGCTGGTAGGCACCGATCAAGGCACCGTTAGAATCATACTCAAAGCCTACAGCTCGTTGTTGCAGTGCGTAAGGCACATCCGCGACTTGCTGAGAGCTCTTGGTGTAGACAGCCTGAGGTGTTTCTCCAAGCATCTTCGAGATGGCGTTGTAGCCAAACATCGATTCCACTAGAGACACCGTCAGCTCTTGGGTAGTGCTTCCCATGACTGCCGGATAGCCAGCCTGCTCCAGATTGGGGGCTTGCCACACACTGACGTCAGAGTCTATTCCTACCAGACTCCGAACAATGTCACTATCCCTCAACTTGTAGAGCTCGTGGATCTTGCTCGCTTCATATACCAGAGACCGATCATATCCGGACTTCCTGATGTAGATACGTGCAGTCATGTCCAGGATGTTCGAGTTCGAATCGATCACCTTACCCAGAGTGAGCACATTGTTCACCAGCAGTGAGTAGTCTCGATGTGTCGCCATCCGGACAGCATCAGGACGATTCAGGTGGTAGTAGACTCCCTTGAATCTACCGGCAGCATCTGCTTGATAGATGTAGTGAGAGTTGTCATCGAAGTACCGAATGACTTTCTCTTCACCCGCAATGATCGGAGGATGGAAGAGGTACTTGCGCTCCTTATCCATCTCACTCACGAATGTTTGCAGCTCAGAGATAGGTACATCAACCACATGATCAATAGAACTATCATAGATCAGCTCTACCACGTCGCCTACCTTAGCAGTGAAGGGATCGATACCTGATGTCAGATATCCGTTCACATAGGTGAGCACTGCTCCTTCCATGGCTCTGTACTTAGCCGCCATGTGCTGCATCGCCAGTAACTCATCCATCGTCGTGGGTGTATCCCCAGCCACATAGATGATGTCATTGGTCGCACTTCCACGAACCGAATTAAAATACGCATTCGAGTAGAAGTGGATAAACAAATCCTCCTTACCAAACCGCGCCGGCACCAATTGAAGATGTGGCACTGCAATGATCAGATCCCTGTCTTCGGTCTTTCTGTAATAGCACCGATGAAGAGGCATTCTGATACCGGATGAATTGTAGATCTCAACGATCAACTTCTCAGCATTACACGCATCGCTGAACAACACCCATTCTTCGGACTTGGGTAGCAAGTTCAGTGCTGAGAAGTAAATCTGTCCAATCTGAAAGACATGGAAGATTTCCGATGTGGGAAGATCAACATTTCTCCACATCACACGGACATAGTTCCTGGTGCCTTCCGCCGGTGAGATCCTCGCAGGTTTGAATATCACCTGCTTATCTTGATCAGGCGTGCACCAAACTTTGCGCACGGCCTGATCAACCAGGTAGTTCTCGGCCATTAGTGAGCCCCAAATGACATCACAAGAATATTGTGAAAGGCCTTCACAAACTGATCCACGTCAGCAGTCTTCTTGTGCTGGAGCAGTTTCTGAATGAAAGTGTTCTTGTAGCTGCGATCGGTACAGGCTGCACGCAGGTAAGCGAGCCAGGTAGGAGGATGCTCCAGCGCAACAGCCATGGCTTCCAGGCTGTTACCATACCAGCTATGTCCAATCACTTCATAGAGCACACCCTTGTTCAAACCGGTCAGACGCACGTTATTGAGTACGTCTTTGATACACTGGCAGAACTGATCCACATTGTCGATCTGATTCACATTCTGGAGAATCGAAACCACAACATCGGCTGCCACATTGATGGAACGAGCAATCCCACCAGCGAGCTTGTATTTCTCATGCTCTCCAATCACTCCTTCTTTGACAAAAAGGCAATGATAGAAGAACGCAGACAGAACAGCGAGCTTCATCTGTTCAGCCGGGTCGAGTGAGAAGCGGTTGCGCAGCGACTGACTGATCCAGTCAGCATACACTGCAATGGGTAGCTTCGAGATGGTGAGCAGATGTTGGGGTTCGTTATTGACCCAGTAATAGGTCAGCACCGCTTCTGAACCATGCAGCATGTATTCGCTCATGTTGGAGATGCGTTTGATCATCTCCCACGAACCATCTTTGGGTTGGCGAGTGTATGCGCGCAGATCGACAATGATGGAGACGTGATCCGTCCTGTCATTGTTTTTTTCGATAGCCGACAAAGGACGCTCGATAGGAAAACTGAAAGCCGGAACCATCATCACACTGTCTTCAGCGACAATAGCGAGAGGGCCATCAATCGAATACCTGATATCCAGTTCAGGAATCTCAAGACGTCCGACGTAGCTGCGAGCAATAATTTCTTCGATACCATGACGAATCTTCGTCAGAACATAGTCTTTGCATGCCGTCGTGTCATAGGCCGTACGAAAGATACTCATTTTTCTTGTTTCCTTACGGGAAGTTCGGGATAATAAATATGAGTTCAATATTAAAATACTTGATGCTGGGAGCTCTTGTATTGAATGCACTTTGAACTTCTCAGTCACATCGCTCAAAAACAGCAAGCACTTCAAGGAACCGGGGTGGATCTTGTGTAAACCATAAGATTCTGCTCTATCAACACTTTATTTTCGCCTGGAGCATTCCATGTCAGCATTGATGAAAAATGCGGCGCCGATGACGATCCAGTTGGGCATGAAGGATGACAGCACCACCGCGGCGAGTGTCGCCGCGGAAGCTATCCCTTCCCACCTTGCAAAAGTCTTTCTTTTTGCGAAGCGAGGCCCCACTACGGATCAGCTGGTCAGCGGCAATTCTCGCACCACGATGTATGGCAGTGATTCTTTCGATCTCCGGAAGAAGTACGCCACACACCAAACCGTTCTCTCGAACAAGCTCAATGATCAGGCCAACCCCCAGATCATTCGTCGCCTGAAGCCGCAGGATGCCGGTCCTCGTCCGAGCATCCGCATCTACCTGGATCTGCTCAAGACCAACCTCACCGAATACCGGCGCGGTTCCGACGGCAAGTACATGCTCGACACCGATGGCAATCGGATCAAGACCGGCGGCACCATCCCCGGCTATCGCGGCAAGTGGATTGCCAAGGCCATCCCGGTCGAAGGTGGCGTTGAAGAGGTGGTTTACTCTTCGACCTATGACTGGGCGACGTCGGAAGACGGTGATGCCTATGTCAAGCGCGCTTTCGATGGCAACACCATGATAGTGGTGACGTCACGCAATCTGGAAATCGGTCTGGGTGTGCAGCAAGAAGGCACGATGATTGACACAGCTGCCAATGGCGCTGCTGGTGCTCAATCCATCATGTACCCGATGTTCGACATCGCAGTTCCGTTCTTCGGTCAAGATGGTAACAATGTTGGTCTGCGTATGTATGCGCCGACCGATGATTCCCAGATGCCGATCAACAAGAACCTGCTGACCAAGGACAAGATCTATCCGCTGGTGGCACAACTCCTGTACAAGGACGATATCAACCAGACCTCGACGATCACTTCGACCATTGCTGGCGATCAGTATGTCGATGTGGCTCTGAAGCCCGGTGCTATGGACTCCACCTATGAAGCTGAACGCTACATTGGCGACATCCTGCTCCCGGCCTACCAGTCGCTCGATGACATCACCACGACTCCGGTCTACGGTCCGTTCGGCCAGATCCACGTCTATGAGGACAACCTCGCTGAAGTGATCAATCTGCTTTATGCAGAAGAAGTCAAGCATGTTGGCGATGATTACACCGACTTCGATGAAACCGCTGATGAAGAATGGCGTTTCAACATCCTGTCGGCCGTCACTTCTGCCAACCAGCCGTACCACGCATTCGAACTGAATTACTCGGATGTTGACGCGTTCCGGTTCAGTGAGTCGGCCACCATCTATGCCCAAGGCGGCTCGGATGGCACGATGGACGATGCAATGCTCAACAAGCTGGTCACGAGCCATATCGCGGTCTATGCTGATGAGCTCTCCGAGTTCACGGACTCGGCTCTGCACCCGGAATGCATCATCTACGACACGGGCTTCCAGCTCGATACGAAGAAGGCTCTGGCTCAGTTCATCTCGGTTCGCAAGAACACGTTCATCTTCCTGGCGACTCATGCTGTTGGTGAGAAGCTCTCAGAAGCGAATGAGTACTCGCGATCTGTGGCTCTCAATGCCTATCTGAAGAACTATCCGGAATCGGTCTACTGGGGTACGAAGGCCGTTCGTGGCCTGATCATGGGCCGCTCTGGCAACCTGCTGAGCAGCAACTGGCGTGGTCGTCTGCCTGTTGCCGTCGAGATCGCCTCCAAGGCTGCGGAATGCATGGGTGCTGCTGATGGCATCTGGAAGGAAGCGAGTTTCTTCGATCGCTATCCGAACTCCATGATCACGATGTTCAAGAACTTGAACGTTGAGTTCATCGGTGCTGCTACCCGCAACCGCGACTGGGAAATCGGCATGAACTGGGTGGGTGCTTTCGATCGCCGGCAGTTCTTCATCCCGGCTCTGAAGACCATCTACGGTGGCGACAGCCTCTCGGATACGTCGGTGCTCAACAGCTTCCTCACAGTCATGCTGTGCTGCGAGCTGAACAAGATCGGCGAACGCATCTGGCGTGAGTTCTCTGGCTCCACTACCCTGACCGATGACCAGTTCATCGATGCTGTCAATGCCCGCTACAAGGAACTGATCAAGGACCGCTTCACGAACGTCTACACGATCATTCCGAATGCGTACATCAGCACCGATCAGAAGTCGAAGGGATATGTTTGGACCCTGCAGGTCAAGCTGGGTGCGCCGAACATGAAGACTGTGGAAGAGCTGTATCTGGATGTGTACCGCAAGGACACACTCGATGCCGCTTCTTCGACGACGGCCTAATCCACCGACTTCGTCATCTCTCCTAGGGGAGGGGTAGAGATATTCCTCCCCTAATGACTTCTGACATTAAAGGAAAAGCACATGTCACGTCAAACTGACACGTTGCTGGGTGCTAGCAACGCATATGCGCAGGGCGCACAGAACACCATGCTCAACCTGGGAACAGGTGGTCAGCTGGGTTATGTGAGTGACCTGTCGCAACTGCTCAGCGCTCAGCTTCACATCCGCAGCAACCTCATCGCTGTTGTGATCGAAGGCCCGAAGGGCTTCTCGTATCTGCCCAATAGCTCGTACTACTACGCCGCTCTTCGTGAACTCGTTGAACGGCAGGCTCTTACCATCGACGGCCTGGCTCAGGGTCTTGAAGTCCAGACTGTGGAAACTCCTATCGGCGCCGCTGGCGAAATGATGGAGCACCCGGTCAAGACTACTCGTGCCCGTTCCCAGGTCACGATGCGCTGGCCTGAACGCTATGGCAAGCCGGTCTTCCGTTTCCTGTCGAGTTACATCCGTAACTTGATCCTGGACCCGGATACCAACTTCGCAGCCATCGGCACTCTGTCCAACAAGCCCACCGACATGCTCATGGACATGTTCGGCTGCACTATCGCCTTCTTCGAACCTGATCCCACCCACACCAAGGTGGTTCAGTCGTGGCTCGGAACTGGCATGTGGCCGAAGGTTACCGGTGATGCAGTGGGTCGTCGTGAAATCACGGCTGCTTCCGAAGAAACGACCTACGACGTGCAATGGGCTGGTGTTTACCAGGTCGGCGTCGGTGTGGATCAGTTCTGCCAGAAGCTGCTCGACGCCATGAACATCGTCAATGCCAACCCGAACAACCGCGCCGCATTCATCGACGCGATCAGCTCGGACATCACCGCCGCATCCTCGTCTGGCTACTCGGCCGGTATCGACACGATGCGTAACAAGGCTGTTTCCGTTTAACGCAGCACCTCAGTTCCTTTCTGCCTCATGTGTGGCTTCCGGACCCTGCATTAAAGCTTATTCCCTTGAGCTTTTTTGTAGGGTCCATCTTTTTTATTATGCCGCACTTCTTTATTCAAAGGCAAGCAAATGCTTTATATTGCAAACTCATTTGATGTAGTCTTTCGTGGAATGCAGAGCAATCATGCCAAATTCGAAAGCACGGTACTGATCAACCCACTCGATGGTATTGGTGCATCCCGTGAAATGAAAGTGGTGGTGAAAGCTCGCAAAGATATCAAGAAGCTCTCCCGCATCACAGCGATTGATCTCTTTCCTTATGTGGATGAGAAGCTGGTCAAGAATGGTGCTATTTCATTCGGACGTAATGACACAGTGTTGGTTTATGACGAGGATGCATCCAGTGATGGGAAGTGGTATCTCTTTCACAGGAGTGTCTAATTCCTATGAGCCAACCATTCATAACGAGGTATTCGAATGACTCGTAATTTTCGTGGTCTGGTAGCAGCCGAAGAGGATAAGAGCGACGACATCAAGCTCGAAGGACCTCTCTCGAATGTTTACTTCCAGGCACTCAACTCGGTCTACAATAAGGATGATCCCAATCCTGACCACATCAACATCACTCTGAGCAATCACGCTGAAGGTAATGCTACCGATGTGCGGGCAGCTACCGAAACCCAGCAGGTTGATGCGACTATTGCCAATCGCGCTCTACAAGCACTGATCAGTAAGAAAGTGACCTATGCAGCCCCGCCTGCTGGCACCACTCTCTATGGTGCATCGGCCTGTGACATCAACGACGGCGATATCGTTGAGGTGGTCAAGAAGTCTGGTGAGAAGCACAACTTCGTGTTGGTGATTGACTACTCCGATCCCAATGAAGAAGATCCCACCAAGGAAATCGACATCAATGACCAGTCTGAACTCTCCGCTGTTCTGGAGAGCATGGCTGTTCGAATGAACATTCCCGTATTTCGGAATTTGCAATCGGCACTCGAATCCTTCTCGAAGAAGTAATACGG